CGCGCGTCGCCGACGGTCTGCGCCACCGCGCGCATCGCCGGGTCCTCGACGCCGCGCATCGCGGCCTGTCGGTTGTATTGCTCAGCGCTGAGTGCGGGCAGCATGCGTTGTGCGCGCTGATCAAGCGTACCCTTGCGAGGCATCATTGTGCGCGCCATGAGTTCTTGCGTGTCTTGTGCATTAAGACCTCCAGGTTTGAGCGCAACTTCACGCCCTCCCCGGAGGTACGGTTCAACTTGCGTTTCGTAGTTTGCGCCTGCACGGGCATGCAGTTGCCGATGCAAGTCTTTCCGATCATCCTCGACGTAATCAAGCAAACGCTCCCGCTGAGGAGAGAGTTTCCCTGCTGCTTGTCGGGCTTTGAGTTTGTTCTGTACGTCCCGCAAACGCTTGTCGTGAGCCATGAACCCAGGCAGTAGCTGATCCACAGGATTGGCCCGTTGCGCAGGATTAGGCTCCGCCCGAGCTGGACGAACGGGGGTTACGCCTCCAATCCGTTTACCAGGAAGTGTTGCTCCGGCAGGAGGCGTCGCGGGCATTCCTGCCAACGAAGACGGAGGGGCACCCCAACCACCGCCTGCCTGCGTGCCACCGTGTCCACCTACGGACGGATGTGCGATTGTTCGGGCAAACGCCTCGGGCGCGTGGCTTACGGCGGGGGCAGCCTTCAGCCGTCCTGCCATCGTCTGCGCTGCGCTCGGTGCAACGTAGGAGACCGCGCGGGCCTCCTGCGCGAGAGCTGGTGCGGCGCCGCGCAGTTTGCTGGCGAGTGAGGAGAAGAAACCCGCGTGCTTGGCCAAGTGTGTCGGCATGGTGCTCAGAGTATACGCCGAGCACCATGCCGACAGAGTCGGGCAGGTTTACAGCGTAGGCGTTTCTGTCGGCACGTCGGGACCCGCGTCCCACGGCTTGCCGTTCAACCACAGCCCAACAAAGACGGGGACTGTATCGTTCGACGGAGCGTCGACGGGGTTGTTCCAGTGCGGATCAAGATCCGACAAGGCGGCGCACCCGCACCAAGGTGTGTGGCCGCGACTGAACCACGTCGTCAGGCCCACCGACACAACGGGTTCGATTGCACGTCGCGACGGACCCTCCGCTTGCCAAGCACTGTTCGGCTTTGCCCGGTGCGCACGCGTCAGGTCGATTACCGCGAAGCCGATCACCGGCCATTCCAGTGTCACCCGCTTGCTTGGGGTGTTCGGTGTCGGATCGTCGTTGTCCACTACCGCCACGAAACGCGCCATCAAGTTCGGAAATGGCGCGGGCGTCAACGTATGTACCTTCGTTGTCGTAATCGTGTTCGTCATTCGACACAGACCTTTCCGGGCTTCCGCCCTACGTGCCGACGGGCTCCCCCAACGGCGCATGAGGGGAAACTACCACAAGTTATTGCACGCAACAACATGGGTGCGAGTCACTCAAGCGCCGCAGGGCTTTCGCACGTCGAGCGCGCCGTGCACGGTGCGGGCAGCACCCGGACGTTCGGGGTACTCAAGCGCCGTTAGGCTTTACCAAGGTGCGTCGTGCGCAACCATAAAACAACGTAAAGGTCAAGTGTTTTATATACAATTCTCGAAAGGCGAAGCCCGTAAACGGCTTGGGAGGCGGAGGAGCATCAAGGGGGCCTGAAAGGCGAGAACGTGCCCGGACGGGGCCTCTGCGTATCCGCAAAAAGTGGTTTCAGGGTTGGTTGTCCCAGTTCACTCCCGGCGGCTCGGGGAGGACCTTGCCGCCCTCCTGCTCGCCGTCGCTGACGGGGGTCGCCCCGAAGCCCTGGGCGGCGCGGGCGCGAGCACGGGCGTCGGGGTCGGTGGCGAGGCGCGCGGCGTCGATCGGCGCGCTCGCAGGCGCCATTCCCGGCGCCACCGGCGCCTCGTGGGGCAGCAGCCCCTGGACGCGAAACTCGGCCTCCCACTGGGCACACAGCACCATCAGCGCTTCGGCCGCGAGCTTGTTGGGGCGGCTGGGATCGCCCGTGAGCTTTCCCTGGTGTACGGCGATCTTCAGCACGCGCTCCAGGCGCTCCAGCTTGGTCATCGGGAGTGAGAGCGAGAAGGGAATTGCACGGTCCTTGGTCAACATCGGGAACACCTCGTTCCCCAGAGGTAGCACCTCTTCGTCTTGATTACAAGGCGTGAGTAATTGTTTTCGAGTGTGTGAGAATAAGGTCAAGATAGATCTACCTATGCGGGCGAGCGGGCGGCGCCTCCCGCTCCCGTGTGTGCGGTGTGTAGATGTCTCCTCATGTGCGTGAGTGTGTGTCTACGTCACATAATGACTTACATTACCGTACCGTGACGTATATATTATTTATAAGGAAGAAACAAGAGAGAGAGAGAGAGATCAGGCATTATTGCAAGATATAGGCCCGTCTAATTCGTGTGTCGTTCTAGGGGGTTACAACTGTGCCTGCCTGTTTCTGGCCGAAAAACTACCGGTAGTAGTCTTGTAAGCAAGACGGAGACGCACGCTTCCGTCCCGCTCGCCCGCATAGGTAGATCTATACTGGCTCTATTCACCACTCTTCGAGAATAATTACTCTTTGCTTGTAAAGAGAATCTGAGCCACTGTGCGCCAATACGGCGTCAACGACGCGCACTGCGCCAGGGGCCTCGGCTCAGTTGGCACACTCGATGGCGCAGCTGTGCCGACGCCGTGCGCAGCGTTGTGCCGCGCGCGGTGAGCGCTGTGCCAGGGCTGTGCGCGGGGTCAGGGCTTGTGCGGACGCTCGGGCGGTGGTGGCACAAGGGCGGGCAGCGGCTCGCGCCGTCCGGCGCTGTAGCCGTCGAGCACGGCCTGCCCGACGAACTGCCGGATCTCGACGAGACGAACCGCAAGTTCGCCCTCGTCCTTGATCGACTTGCGTAGCGAAAGTTCGATCGACTGCATCGTCCGTGCGATGGTCTCGACCGGGCCGCCAATCAACCGCAACTGCTGCGATGCAGACATGCAGAAAGGTTAGGACAATCCGATGGACGAGGACACCGCCAACGCCGCGCTCGACGCGGCGAAAACCGCAGCCGAGACGCAGCCGATCACGACGGTGATCGAGGGCGCACCGACCCCCGCCGAGATGCTCCGGCGCGCCCGCGCGGCGGGCAAGACCGACGCCGAGATCAATGCGTTCGCCGCGTCGCAGCCGATGAAGCCGATCGCGATCAAGGGCACGCGCGTGTTCGTGCAGGACTGCTTCGGGCGCACCTTCGGCTTCGACAACATCCCCGACAAGGAGCTCGCCGCGCTCGTCGCGAAGGGCGTGCCGTATACGCCGTACAGCAACCGCGACGAGATGCGGAACGACGCGCGCGGTGGGCGCGACGCGGGTTCCCACCGGATGCAGCTCGCGCCGCGCGCGACGCTGCGCCAGATGCAGGCCGAGCTCGCCCCGCGCGCCGCGATGGTGCGCGCGGCGCTCGCGCCGTCGATGCGCAACGTGCTGGCGACGATCGAGCGGGGGACGAAGGTCTCGCGCAAGGAGTACGAGACGCTGCTCGCCGAGGTGACCAAGGCGGAGGCCGCGCGCACGCCCGAGGCCGGCACCGTCGAGTTCGGCGACATGCTCGCGGCGCAGTCCTCGCCGCTCAACCCCGTGCGCGCCGCGAGCGCCGCGCTCGGCCTCGACGACGCCGTCGTCGCGCGCATCGTCGCGTGCGTGGAGGCCGCCAAGCGCGACGCGCCCGTGCCCGACGCGCCGCGCGACTTCGAGGTCGAGGACGCCGCGAGCGCGATGATCGCGCTGGCGCTGGACACGGCGGGATCGCGCGTCGAGCGGCTGAGCGCCGCGCTCGACAAGCTCGACACGTACGCCGCCTTCCGCGCGAGCCGCAAGGGCAAGGCGCTGGAGCTCTTCCTCGCGCGCTACGAGCGCGAGGTCGAAAACGACGGAGCCACCGGGTAGAAGACCGTGGCGTCCCCTCTGCGGCTTCTCGCAGGCAGCGCTAACAAGGAGCACACGCACATGAACAACGAACAGACCCACACCGCGTCCGACACCCGCACGACCGCGTCGCGCACCGAGCGCGCCACCCGCCCCACGCACGCCGACCCGGGCGGCCTCTTCGCCCGCGCGAAGGACGACCCCAAGTTCGTGGTCCGCTCGCTCGACGCGGGGCCCGAGCGCGTCGTGCTCGTGCTCGCGCGGGCGCTGCACGCCACGCTCGGCAACGAGAGCTACGAGCCCGGCGACGAGTACCGCAAGTCGTACCCGGCGATGGTCGTGCGCGAGCGCCCCGCCGCCGACGTCGGCAAGCCCGACAACGAGTCGGAGTGGACCGTGCTCGGCATCTACCGTCACGTCCAGGTGCTCGACGGCGGCACGTTCGAGTTCGTGCCTCCGGGCGCGCGCCTCAAGCGCCTGAACGGCGACGAGGCGTCGCTCGTGATGCGCACGACGGGCGCGCTGCGCACGTTCGAGCACGCCGACGACCAGAAGGTGAAGGAGGGGGACTACATCCCCTGCTGAGCGTCCGCGCGGCCTGATCCCGGCTGAAGGGAGCGCGCCACGGGGCGCGTTTCTTTCGCCCTCAACGACGTAAAGAAGGAGTGCCTCGTGAGCGATGTGAAGACTGTGCACGACAAGGACCACCCGGTGCCCGAGCCGGTGATCCAGCTGCACGACGAGCCGGTGGTGGTGTGGGGCCCGAAGACGACCATCAACCACCTCGCCGACGCCATGGACAAGGTGAAGGCGTGGCACCAAGCCAAGGCCGAGGGCGCCAGCGACGCCGCGCTCGCCGCGATCCTCGCGGCCCCGACGCCGCCGCGTGCGGTGCTAAGCCCCACGGCGCTTGAGATCCCGACGAGGGCCCGCACGCCGACGACGATTCCCGCGCCGCCGGGCGAGGACGTGCCGCTCGCGACCAAGGCGCCGAGCGTGACGGTGAAGCTGCCGAGGCGGCAGCTCAAGCTGAAGATCTGATGAAGCGCTTCATCACCGAGCTCGGCTTCGACGAGATCGCGGCGGCGTTCGTGACGCGCCCGCTGCGCGTGCCGGCGGTCGTGCTCCGCAGCGCCAACGACGACGCGCCCGCCGTGGCCGTCGTGCCCGGCTTCGGCAAGGTCGGCACGCTCGACGAGGGGCCGACGCCGCAGTTCGTGAAGACGAAGTTCGAGCTCAAGCCGTACACCGTAAACTTGGACAAGTTACTCTCGTCGGGTAATAATCCCGGCGATGTCCAAGACCCTGATCCTGGGCGTGACGGGGCACCGTCCCGATAAGCTCCCCGCCGACACGCCGCGCCTCGTCCGCTTCGCCTCGGCGATGATCGAGCTGCACGCCCCCGCCAAGGTCCTCACGGGCATGGCGCTGGGCTGGGACTCGATCGTCGCCGAGGCGTGCCGGCGGCTGCGCGTGCCGTTCGACGCGTACGTTCCCGGGCTCGGCCAGGATCGCTTCTGGTCGCCCGAGGACTCGCTCCAGTACCACTTCCTGCTGTCCAAAGCCGCGCGCGTCGTTCGCGTCACCGATGGACCGTGCGACGACGCCGCCTTCGAGGCGCGCAACCGCCGGCTCGTGGACGACTGCACGCGGCTCGCGGCCTTCTGGAACGGCTCGCTGGGTGGCACCGCCAACTGCGTGCGCTACGCGGTGAGCGTGCGCCGCTCGTACGACAACTGGTTCACCGACTGGAAGGACTTCCGAGGATGAAGAAGCCAAAGAAAGCGGCGTCGCCGCCCAAGCCCCCCAATCCGTTCTCGCTCGCGCCGCTCGTCGCGGCGTGCACGACGTACTGGACGACGTTCTTCACGCGCCAAGCGCACGACGTGCGCAGCGTCTGGACGACCGAGATCCAGCGGCTGCGCGCGCTGGCGTTCAAGGCCGCCTACGACCTGATGCTCGCGTGCGACCCGCGCGTCGCCGACCTGGGCAACCACCCCGTCGTGGCGCAGCTGATGCTCCCGCTGTTCGCGATGCTGCGCGACCCGTTTCCGCTGATCTACAAGACGGCGACGGCCGACGAGATCGCGTTCGACGTCGCGTGGGCGTGCACGGCGTTCCCGACGTTCAACCTCACGCACGACCTGACCGCGAACCTGATGCTGAGCGACCCGGCGAAGGTCGACGAGGGTGACGTGCCGTGGCCCTTTACCGCGTTCAGGGGCGTGCTCGCCCCGGACACGAACGTGCAGTTCGTTGACCAGAACCAGCGCCCGCTGCGCGCGCAGTGCTTCCGCGTCTTTCGCATGGCGGTGCCCGAGCCGCCGGACGACGAGGCCCACCCCGCGAACGTCGGCGCGCCGCTCGGCGACCTGTATCGCGCGCACACCGTCGAGCTCTACCGGACCGAGCTGTCCAAGGTGCTCGACGAGCACATCGCGCGCATCGACGGTTTGCCGCTCAGCGAGCGCGTGCTCGTCCGCGTCTACGGCGCGAGCAGCCTCTCGATCTTCCACAACTCGATCTGGGAAGGCTCGGGCACGTTCTGCGGTGACTGGCTCGACGTCGACATCGAGCAGAACCCCAACCCGCTCTTCGGCGCGCACTTCGACGTCGAGACCGCCGACGAGCGGGCGCTGCTCCTGCTGCGGCGCGTGGCGCTCAACCTCGCCCTCTACCTGCGCAGCAAGCGCGAGGACACCGGCGAGCGCGTCTGGACACCCGAGGCCAAGGCGGCGAGCCCGTCGCTCAAGACCTGGACGGTGGGCGGCCACGTCAAGGTCGGGCGCGAGGTCCACGACGCCGCGCGCGCCGTGGCGCAGGGCCTGCCGCGCGGGGACGTGCGCGTGCGGCACATCGTGCGCGGGCACTTCAAGCACGCGGGCGCCGACAAGCGCGAGATCTACGTCGCGCCGTACTGGCGCGGCCCGGCCGCCGGCCCCGTCGTGCCCCGGGAGTACGACGTCCGATGACCACCTTCGAGAAGTGGCGCACGTACTTCAAGCTCAGCTGGAGCTGCGGCCGGCACTCCAACATCCCGTGGCACTGCATCCTCTGGTACGCCACGGCGGACTGGTGGCTGCGCTGGCCGCAGTGGTACCGCGCGCTGATCGCGCCGCGCATGGCGACGCACGGCGCGCGGTACCGCTACATCCCGTGCCCGTGGTGCCTGCTCGTACGCCGTAAACCGAACCGCGTCGCGCGCTGCCCCGACACCTGCTACCGACGCGAGTGGATTCTCGCTCGCCGCGCAAGGAGACCGACGTGAACATCGACAAGCTGTATCGCTACGAGGCGGACGGCACGGTGCAGAAGTTCTGCAAGCTCTGCGACGCCCACCTGGACTTCGCCGAGCACGCCGAGGACTGCCCCGGCCGCGTGCTGGAGGCCCTCCAGTACGAGATCCACGTCGAGGGCCCGAACTGCACGCGCAGCTGCTGCGGCTACACCGACACGCGCGTCGACGGCCCGAGCTTCGAGGCCATCGCCGAGGACGCCGTGCGCGCCGGCAGCGACGCGGTCCGTGTGCGCTACGCGGGCCGCGTCTTCGCCGACGTGGAGCTGTCGCCGAAGTTGATGGAGGAGGCGAAGGCGCGCATCGAGAAACGGGAGGAGGAGAAGAAGGCTGCCGAGAAGGCGCAGCGCGAGGCCGAGGAGCACGCGGCGGCGCACCAAGCCGCGCTCGCGCAGCTGGAACAAGACCGCCCCGACCTCTCCGAGGAGGGCTACGCGCGCCGCAAGGCGCAGATCGAGAAGGAGTACGGACCATGGCTGAAGACAAGCTGATCGAGTTCAAGAACGAGGCGTCGGGCACGGTGTTTTCGGCCACGCTGGAGTCCGAGCGCCATCCCGAGGCGTCGTACTTCCAGTGGGTCAAGGGCCTGCCCGAGGCGCTGCGCACGCCGGGCGTGACCTTCCACAACACCAAGGGCCCCGGGATGTTCACGCTGACCGTCGGCGCGAGCACCAAGACCGGCGGTCTCGTCACGCGCGAGGACGGCGCCGTGCTCTGCCAGATCACCAGCGTGATCAGCCAGCACGTCATCGACCAGTTCGCGGCCGAGACCGACCCGCAGACCAAGGCCAACATGAAGGCCGCGCTCGAAGGGCTCGGCGCGGGCGCGCCCGACCTGGGCAAGACCGCGCAGGCGCTCGACGTGGCGGAGCGCTCAGTGTTTGGCGAGTCGCCGCTCACGTCGATGATTGGCGCGTTCGTCAAGTCCGAGAAGAAGTCGTGAACGACGTAAAGAAGAAGCCCAAGAAGCGCCACGCGTGGACGCAGCGCCCCGGCACGCACCACCTTCGATGGTGTCCGCGCTGCGGCGTCTACGAGGACACCAAGACGCTGCGTCGCGAGTACTTGCGCAGCGTCTCGCTCGTCAACCGGACGATCTATCGCCCGATGGGACAGCCAGGGCGCTTCTACACGAAACAGCCGGCGTGCACGCCTCCGCCCGAGGGCACGCTCATCTCGCCCCCGCCACCGTGGGGTGGTGACGCGCTGACCAACGCCGTGAAGGCGCTGGCCGGCGAGAAAGCGACGACATGACGCTTCGTGTTTTGTTCCTCGACATCGACGGCGTGCTCAACAGCAGCGCCTACCTCAAGGCCAACCCAGATTCGTTCGACCGCAGCGGCCCGAACGCCTACCTCTCGATGTTCGACCCGGTGGCGTGTGCGCGCCTCCAGGTCGTGCTCACGGTCACCGGTGCGAAGATCGTCATCAGCTCGTCGTGGCGTCACGTGCACACGATCGACGAGATCCGTGGCTACCTCGCCGCCAAGGGCATCACCGCCGAGGTCATCGACTTCACGCCCATCGGCTACAACCCTGACCTGCCCGGCGACGACTCGTTCGGCACGTCGATGACGTGTCGCGGCCACGAGATCGCCGCGTGGGTCGACGCCCACCCCGAGCTGGAGGCATACGCCGTCGTTGATGACAACAGCGATATGGACGGCGTGCGCGAGCGCTTCGTCCAGACGACGTGGGAGCGCGGCCTGAAGATCGAGCACGCCCGTCGCCTCGTGCGCGTCTTGATGCGCCCGCGCCAGTTTCATACCGGCCAGTTGGTTCACGTCTACGGACGCCTTCCGTGGTCGGACCCGCGCGAGGGTGACGACAGCTACGAGCTGGGGCGGATCGTCGATCCAGCGGTGCGTTTTCCGGCAGCGTCCGAACATCCGACGGGCGCCACCGTCAAGATCATCAACGCGATCGTCGATCGCCCCGTCTTCGCCCCGTACGAGAAGCTCAGCGAGCCTTTTCCCTCGTGGCAGCAGCTCGCCTACGGTTTCGAGAAAGTATCACCTCCGTGAGCAAGGGACCCAAGTCATTGCGCGCCGACGGCGTCTACCGCGTGCGACGGGGCGAGCTCGTGCGCATCCCCGACCGCTGGGTCGGACGGCACACCCCCCGAAGATGATCCGCCAACGCTTCAGCAAGCTCGTGCGGCCCGGCGGCTGGTGAACGTCGTAAAGTGCGTGCGCGTCCCGGTATAAGTCCTTGGAGCCACACGTCGTGGTTCTCCAAGGAGATCTCCATGAACGCTACCAACCGGATGTTCGCCCTCGCCCGTTACTACAAGCTCATCTCGACGCTGGAGCTCGCGCTCAAGCGTTCCTTCCGCGACCGGGCCGTGGGCCTGGACGACATCGTGCGCGACGTGGGCATCGCGCACGCCTTCCACGCCGCGCAGAACACCGAGCACGCCGCGCTGCTCTACCACGCCGACCGCGCGGGCCGGTACGCCCTCAAAGTCGAGCGCCACGTCGACGTCGCGCACAACGCGCGGCGCCTGCACGAGTCGCTCGACCGCGCGGTGGCGGCGTGAAGACCGACGCCCGCTTTGTCGCGCTCTGCGCCGCGCTCAAGGCGATAACCCGCAAGCGTCCCGTCGTCCGCACCGACGTGCTCGTCACGTGCGCTGGGCGGATGCGCTGCGAGGCGTACATCGATCTGCTGGACCGCGAGACGCCCATCGTCATCGAGGTCGAGGGCGGCCTCTTCCCGATCCGCATCTACGCGCGCGACATCACCGTCGCGCTCGCGGCGCTCAGCCGCTACGGCAGAGAGCGCGAAGAGCTTCACCAGCTCTTCGCGTTCGCGTAGGTTCTCCGCGCGGATGAACAACGCGACACAAGCCTTTCGATATGCTCGCAAGATGCGTTTCACGTCGTAGGTTGAGAGGGTGTCCCCGGGTCGTGAGACCCGGGGGCTTTTCTTTTGGCCGCCGTTTACCGTGTTACGTGATCTTGTGTGCAGCCATCAACGAAGATTGGTACATGCGGATCTGGTAGTCTCGCAGGACGCGATTGTATGCGGCGACTTCGTGGTAGGTCGCATTGCTGTAGTTGTTCAGGTACGATCGCCCGAAGCGCATGACGCCGGTCGTGACTTGCGTGGGCCCTGACGCAACACTGGTCCACGGCCCGCCGTTCACGGAGCTGCGTAGTGTCACGCCGTCGTGTGTGACGGTTACAAGTATCTTTTGGCCGAATGTGACGGAGTATGTATTGACTTGGGCTGCGCCGTCCCAGTTGTATACGCCGATAGTGCCGCCGAGCCGTGCAAACACGCCGAAGTACCCTAACGAATCACTGAAGACACCGTCATTGGTGTACATCGTGCCGTTGTTGTTGGTGGCTGAGACTATGTTGACGACGAAAAACAGTGTCTTTGCGCTGGCACCGAAGAATGTCGCGAGCGACGACGCCGACGTCGGAATGATACTCTGCGTTGTGCCGTTGGTGGTCGGAATACCACTCGCCACGCTGGGCGGCGTGGGCCCGTCGCCGAAGCTGATGCCGCCCGCGCGCGTCGTCCAGACGCCGCTTGTGTAGCCGTTGGGTCGCAGCCACAAGGTGCAGTTGGGGAAGTTGGTTGCGCGGCGTCGACGTTGGAAGATCATGCGATGAACCACGAGGAGCCGTTGGAGTACAGGTCGATCGAGCCGTAACCTACCTCGATCGCGACGTTCGCGCTGCCCTCGATCGTGCCCGACGGCGGCTGGATCAGGATCTGCACGGTCGGCGACGCTGACCCGGTCTCGTCTTTGATCTTGATCGGGAACATGCCGTTGACGGCCGATGCAGCGGGCAGCGTTAGCGTGCGCGTCGCGGTCAGCCCCGTGACGCGAACGAGATTCGCCGTCACGGCGATCGTCGCGTCGGTGTCGTTGACACTCTGCTGGCGAAACACGAGGCCGGTGTTGATGTTTGCGGGCTTGCCCGTGTTCGCGTCACCGATCTGAAGGGTGTCGGTATTATCTAATCCGATGAGGATTCTTAGATTCGTACCGGCACTGTCCTGTGAGAGAACCGGGACGAAATTTTTGAGCAGGATGCTCCCCCCGATGCCGGCTGATAGATTGGTACCGAGATCGAGCGCGCCGTCAGTCTGTACGGTGATGCGTGTGACGCTGTTGATCTGGAGCCGGTATTGGTATGACGTTGGAACGTTGAATGTGAGGTTGTCGACGCCAGCGATCGTGCCCGGCGTGCTGACGATCAAGCCGTCCAAGAACGTCTTCGTCCCGCTGAACGACTGTGCTCCTGACGTAACGACACCTGTTTGGCCGCTGCCAGCTGGATTGACTGCGACTGTGACGTTGCCGGAAAGTGCAACGGGGGTGTTTACGCCGTTCACAGTCACCGGTGAAGTTCCGGTGACTGTTCGACTTGGGGGTACTGCGTTGGTGTCGACGTAGTTTTTCGTCGCCGCGTCGCTGTTGGCAGAGGGTGGACCCAAGTTGATGACACGGAATCCGCCGAGGCTTTGATCTCCTGTAAAAGGCACGGTGCCGTCGGCCAGGATTACACCGCTCGGTGCGGCGGCGTCGACGTAGCCCTTTGTCGCTGCATCGCTGATTGCAGCAGGTGTCGCCAGTCCCGTAAGTCGCTGATTGCCGACGTTCCAAATACTCGTCAGCGGTGTTGAGCCGTCGATGCGGACGAAACCTTGAGGGGATCGACTGACAAACATACTCAAGTGTAAGCAGCTCCAATCTTTTGCGACCTATGTTCTGTATGTCGCTTGGACCTTCGTCTGTTGCGTATATTTCACAAGGAGTCTTCATGCGCCTCATCGAGACGATCAAAAGCCGTACAGCACTTGCCATTGGCGCAGCGATGCGCAACGCGCTCAATGAACTTCTTCCTATTGGTCGTGCTTCGCTGAACATCAAGCACCAGCGTGTACGCCGTAAAGGTGAACTCTACGTCCTGGAAGATGTGGGGCCTGAAGAGAAGGTATGGAATCTCATCACCAACGCAGGGCGCGACTACCTGCATCTTCAGGGTTACGGGACGGCAGGGCTCGGAACCAACGGGCTGAACTACATCGCGCTGTCGAATGACACTGTTACGGAAACGTCAGCATCAACCACGCTGTCCAACGAGATCACGCTCAATGGTCTTGGGCGTGCGCAAGGGACATATGCCCATACGGCAGGAACCAACACAACGACACTCTCGCGTGTGTTTACAGCGTCTGGTACTCAAAGCGCACAGAAAGCAGCTCTTTTCACGGCTTCTTCGTCAGGCACGATGAACCACGTCCTCGGATTTACGCAGCGTTCTTTGATCTCGGGGGACACGTTGTCTCTCACATTCACGATTACATTGGGTTGATCATGGTTGTGTCCGAGATCTACGGTTTATGGCACAAAGCAAACATCGAAAACGCCGCAGGCTTGGTTGTCCTTACACCCAGCGGTGTTGTGGTTTGGTGGGTAGATGGTGTGCTCGAACAGATTGAGGGGGGGACTGTCGTCGAGGCGATTCGCATCGCTTATGGCGAGCAGTACGTTGCGCGTGAGACACAACTGCTCCAGGTTGTGCGATACATGATCAAAGAAACGTCCTCGGATGAACCCAAAGGGTTCGCGTATTGTTTTCCTGGTGCGCAAGTCGTCATCGCTTGGAACGACAAGACGCTTGAGGTGTGGGACAAAGATGCAAAACTGGATGCGGTTCTCGCCCAGTATGCTTTTCAATTTACTTTCCAGTGTTTGGACCAATGAACACCATCACCACGCAGAAGTCGCGTTCCAATCCTTCCGCTATCACCGCTACACAGCTTGCTGCGATTGACGCTGTGCGGGGAATCGATCGGCTGTTACCTATTATGCACGGTCGGCGCGTGGTTGGCGCGACTTTTGCGCCTCCTTGGTGGCTTTGTGCCACTAAGCCGGAGTTGTTTCCCGATGATGTGTTGTTTAAACCCCTCGATATGAGTTTGGAGCAATATCAGAAGTGGGCGGGGTTTCTGTCGTACGACGCGATTATCAACGCGATCAGCACGAATGGGGCTTTTTTTCCTGCGAAGTTCTCGAAGGGCGCGACAACAGCACCAGTGGCGAACAACTGGTACGATCTTTGGCCTGTCGGAGGCTCTCCGGCTGCGGGTGCTTATGCAGGCGCCGCTTTCACCGCCGTGCAATTCTCGGACGCCACATCTGGCGCCCTTTATCACGCAGGAAACCAGTCACCAAGTACCAAACACTTGATCTCGATGGATGCGCGCTCGACGGGTGGTACTCCAACGTTGATTCTGTATGATCGCGTTCTGACATACGAGGCGTGCACGTTTAACGCAAGCGTCAATCAAGCGATGACGAATACGCTTGCCGCTCAGCGCTACATCAGCTCGGGTCAACCGGGGTTGAAGATCATCACGACGTGTCAGACTGTATTCGGCGCAACAGCCTCGAACTTCACACAGCTTCAGTACACTGATCAAGCTGGAAACACGCTCCAATCTATGCCCGTGGCCGCGTTTAACGCGATCATTGTCAGCGCAGCGGCGCCAACGACCACGCTTGGGGCCCGTGTTGTTTCACCCAGCAACACAGCTGCAACTTTGACGCAAGGTCCGTTCATGCCCCTGGCAGTTGGCGACGGAGGTGTTCGCTTGATTGCCAACTATACTACGTCGGCGGCAAACACTGGGACCATGGCGTTTGTTCTGGGGGCCCCTCTGGCGACGATTCCAATTCAGGTGGCGGGCGTGACCACCCTCATTGACATGGTTCAGCAACTTATTGGGTTGTACCGAGTCTTCGATGGCGCTTGTTTGTCTTTCCTTGCCTTTTTTCCGGCCGCTACTGCATCTACTTTCGACGGGTCCGTTAACTTTGCTTGGGGCTAATCTGTGCCGCGTATTCGAGGCTATCCTGGCGGAACGCTGATCCTCTCGTTTGATAGAGGCTTCGTCGGGTGGTCTGAACGACGCGGAGATATGTTCGTAGGCAACCAAGGTGTGCCTGCGTCGAGCACGTACAAGTATCGGTTGCCGCTAAAGTCGCCGAACTCAACGAATTACAACGAAGCCGTTAATGAAACGCTGACGCTGTCAGGCGCTTTGTTGACGAAGCTTGACGCCCTCCAGGGCCTTAATGCGTCCGTCGCTTTCAGCGAAGGTTTGGTTGTTCTTTATTCAGCCGTTCGGGGACTTTCAGAGACATTGACATTGTCAGAAGCCTTGAGCGCTGAGCTTGTGTCTGTCCTTGCTCTAGCTGAAACGGTTTCCGGTACTGAGGCACTTAGTGCCGCGTTGGGTAGTGTTGTGTCACTAACGGAAACATTGACGACAAGCGAACTCCTCGCTGCTGTTGGCAGTGTGATTGTGGGCCTTGCGGAAACAATTTCCGCCGTTGAATTGTTGTCGGTAGTACGTGGGGTTGTAAGTTTTTTGGCAGACACTGTAACACTCGACGAAGTGACGAGTGTTAGCTACAGCGCTATTCCACAGATTTTGGAGACCATTGGTGCAACAGAATCGCTTGTTGGGCAATTCTCCACAACGGGTACTATTGTTGAAACTGTTAGCGTAACGGAAGCGTTTTCCGCTGGCATCTTGTTTTTGACTTCGGTCTTTGAGCTTGTAACTCTTACAGAAGACCTTGCTACTACTTTTGCAGGGTTTCAGACCTTCTTTGAACCTGTGCTTCTCGCGGAGACTTTGCAGACGTCACGAAGTGTGTCGGTGGTATTGAATACCGCCGTGCTTCTGCTGGAGACGCTTGCAACTCAGCTATCGGTGGGCGTTCAGATGTCTGCTTTGGTTCCGTGGGCTACAACGCTACTGCCTTCGTTCTCTACTTTCGTTCCACTGGTTGAAACGTTGCCGTCTTTTGACAGTATTGAAGCGCGTTTAGCGGCTGCATCGCAGTTGTCGACGCAGGTACTGGTTGTTGATGTTTTGAGCTCTACGTTTGACGGGTTTCAACTTCTTGAAGAAACGTTTCAGTATCAAGAGCAACTGGGTACGCGTTACACCATTACGCTTCCGTTGGTTGTAGGTGTTGGCTGGTACGCCGACGTGGATGGATTTAGCTTGCGTTCGTCCACGACGCGAAAGCTGGATTCTGGCGAAGCTCCATTGCGAACAAGTGGAGGGCATTTAATCCTTCCTGTTCTCAAAAAGCCTATTCGCAAGTTGAAGGATGGTGCGTGATGGCTACGGGTGTGCGGATCTACTGGGAAGCCGATACAGACCCTGATGTGCAGAATTACGAGATTCGTCGAGGGCCGCAAGAGGGGCAACCTATTGTCCTGTTGCAGGTCGTTCCTCATGCGATTCCGGGCCTTAATTGGTCTGCGACGAAAAATAGATTCTTTTACGACGACCCACAAGGGGGTCCCGTGAACGTCTATCAGGTTACGGCTGTTTCTTCTGGTGGGGTGGCGATCGGCCAGACAGATGTCTTTACGCCGTTTGGTCCGACGGCTGCGACACCAATGAAGATTGCCGTGGATCACAACTATGGAGGGCCAGACGCTCTCCGGTTTGTGACCGAGAGTGGTGTTGGTATTCCAGACGCAGATGTGCGTGTGTACACCAAACCCGATTATGACGCGGGACGTTTTGCAGCGCCTATGTATGTTGTTCAGACAGATGACCAAGGACGCTGGCGCCGACCTGCGTTCTTGGATGCAGGGTTGGATTACGTCCTTTTGATGGAGAAACGTAGCGCTTACGTGAGTCAACCTACGCAGATCACTGTTTGAGGTTCAGGCACAATAGCGCTGAGCCGGCTGTTAATGCCGCGCGGGGAACTTGGCGGGACGGGAGGGAGTCGAACCCACGACCATCGGGTTAACGGCCCGATGCTCTGCCACTGAGCTACCGCCCCGAAAAGCGTTCGCTGCCGGAGCATTGGCCCCGGCGGTGCGATTCTTTGAGGTGGCGAGCAAGATGGACATGGATTCGTCTCTATCACTCAAGATAGAGGGACGTAAATACGTGTGTCGAGCAAAAAACACGCCACACGCATTTACGTCACGGACGTGCCTTTGTGTTATTCTGTGTTCGTGAGCTACGCAGCCAACAAGCTCTACGTCGACGGACTGAAAGCCGAGTCTTGCACCGATTGCGGGCGCTCGTTCCCGTCGGACGCGATGGACTTTGACCATGTGCGCGGCGTGAAGGGCGCAAACATCTCGGACTTGCTTGGCGGCTCGCGAGCCCGGCTTGAAACAGAGTTGCTGAAGTGCGAGCTGGTTTGCGCGACGTGCCACCGGCAGCGCGAGATGACTCGCCGGCTCGATGCGCATGTCGACGCCGCTGACGCATTTGACGCGGATGCGGCGCTACTTGAGGCGGGCGGACGCTTCGCGGGCCTGTTCGAGGCTAGAGCCGATACGCTTGAAAAGGGCTGATGGAGTATATACGTCATCCTCGGCGCGACCCTGGAGCACGGCCTCGGCCTTGGCGTGGCAGTCGTCCTCGGTGTCGCAGAGCGTGACGCCGTTGGCGGCAACGTAGCTCCCGTTGGGCATGTCCTCGCGGGGGTGGATGTGGTGGGCGTCGAGCGGTACGCCCGTGGCGCCGCGTCGCGCAGCATGCGCACGAGCTCGGCGTGGAACGGGTTGCGCCAGCTGGTGGCGACGTAGATCTGGATCTTGTCGGTCATCGCGCAAGGGCCTCCTTCGCCTTCTGTTTGTTCTTGAAGCACGTGCCGCACTTTACCTTGGATGCGTCGCGCACGAGGTTGCGGGGCTCGAAGTGGCCGCACTCCAGTCGGAGCCAGCGGCAGCCGCGTTCGTCGACGCCCACGGCGAGCACGGCGCGCAGGGCCCCTGGAGCGAGGCCACCTGCATCGTGCCGGGATGCGACCGGCTGGCCATCAGCGCAGCAGGCCGTGCTTGAGCAGCACGCCGCGCACGACCGAGTGGAAGATCGTGTCCTTGAGGCGCTGCGCGGGCGGCAGCTGGTCGTGCGGCAGGAAGCAGGGGTGGGTCTTCTTGATCGGGTCCTCGACCTCGCCGTAGCTCCAGTCATGCTGCGCCTTGAACGTCAGCCAGCCCTCGTGGCTTGTCTCGGGCGAGTTGCCCGCGAGGATGCCCGTGACGCCGGAGCGCACGCTGTTGCGCAGTTCCTCGGGGCACTCCTCCCACGCCGGCTTGACGGCCTCGCCGAGCGCCTTGCGGTACTCGTTGTTGACGGTGTGCGCGGTCTTGGCGGCCAGCTCGATCACGTCCTGCTTGTCCATCGGTTCGGTCCTCTCGCGGTGCTCCACGAACTTGTGGAGGTACTCTCGTCGGTACGCTTCGAGCGTGGGGTAGTCAACGTTGAAGACCTTGGCGACGTACCGCACGTCGTCCCACGCCATGTCGCAGTCGAGCGAGGCGAGGAGCTGGACGCGGACGTGGCGCGGAATCTGGAGTCCGTACATGATACTTGACCAAGTTTACCCCGTAACGGAAACTACTCCAACCATGAACCTCACCAACCAGCCCGCCTATCAGGCTCGCCACCCCAAGTCCGTTCTCGTCACGCCGGAGTTTCCGCACGGCGCGGCGGCGCTCAACGCGCTGTTCGCCAACGACGCGTGGGAGCGCGACGAGGACATCAACGACACGATCGGCGAGGAGGTCGATCTGTCCACGGACGAGGCTCTCAAGAACTTCCACGCAGGCCCCGGCGAAAAGACCAGCCATCGCCTGCGCTGGCGCGCGCCGATCGAGACGCTGCGCGGGCCGTGCTCGCTCTGGAAGGAGACGCACGAGGTGACCAGCACGCAGACGGCGCTCATGGCCACGCTGCGCGAGCGCCGGAACGAGGCGCCGCCTGCGTCCGTCGACGACGCGGAGCGCCCGGCCGAGGCGCCGCCGCTCCCGAAGTCCTATACGGCGTACAAGCTCGTCTGCGAGGTCGACAACCTGCTCGACGGTGACTTCCAGACGCTCACGCGCATCGCCGACCGCCACAACTGCTCGCTCGGCGCCGAGGCGCTGGGCGACAAGGTGCTGCTTCAGCTCGCGTTCGTGCGATGATCACCCGCGACGCCCAGTTCTACCGTCGCGCGCTCGCCGATCTCCAGGGCGCCAAGCCGACCCTCGCGTGGATCACGCGGTACTGGGCTCCCGACGGCTCCGACCCGGTGCGCCGCGCGTGGGACGCGTGCTGCGACCCGGCCGCGCTGCTCGACCTGCTGCGCGCGCTGCGGCAGCCCGTCTACGTCCGGCTCCAGGACCGCTACGTCGACGGGCAGGGCGTGCAGACGGAGGTCAGCGTGGCCGAGCGCTTCGCGGCGGTGACGCGCACGCCGGCCGGCTTCGAGATCGACCACCTCGGCCTGCTCACGATCGTGCTGCCCACGGTCTGCGACCTGATCCGCTTCCTGCACCCGGCACCGAACCTGGACATGTTCCTCGACGGAACGCTTTCGCTCGGCGACGCCTGACGGTATCTTCCCCAACCAGGAGACATCCACACCATGCTCGAACTCAAGATCCAGCTCAAGATCGGCAAGAACGTCTACTCGATCTCCAAGGTCGGCGACAAGGTCACGTACTGGTCCCTCGCCAGCAACAAGAAGCTCGGGCGGCAGGTCGCCAGCAAGGTCGAGGACGCGGCGAGTCTCAAGAAGCTCCAAGCGGTCTACGCCAAGATCGAGAAGGCAGCTGCTGCCTGAGAACTCGCGCGCCGCGCGCGGTACAAGGGTGCGTTCGAGCGTGTGGCTCGCGGGCATGGCGCTCGCGAGCCACACGCGTTTTCGGAGGAACGCCATGGAGAAGATCGAGTTCAACGGCACGACCATCGAAGCCGAAGTTCTGGAGCGTGACCACGACGGGCATCCGCGCCGCATCCGCTACGAGGGCGCGGACCTGCTCTACCGCGACTCGGTGAGGGAGCAGTATCGTTGGCTCATGGTGGTGGGGTCCTCGCCGCTCCAGGCGGCGCGCGAGCTGCTCAAGGCCGACTACGAGGCCGACGTGAAGCTCATCGCGGACGACGTGCGCGAGCGCGTCGCCCGCGACGAGCTCGACTCGCGCTTGGCGATCGAGCGCTTCGTGCGTGAGAGCGTGGACGGTAGTTATCGCCTGTCGAACACGGCCGCGCAGCGGGAGATCCTGACGTACACGTCCAACCCTGCGGGAGCAGAGGAGGCTTCGGATCTCACGCTCGCGGCTTACGCCGCCTTCATCGCGGACGTGTACGATGCCCTTGGCGACATCGACGAGCTGTTGGCAGCGGAAGACGGAGATGACGACGATGAACACGACACGGCCTAAGACCCCGGAGCTCGACAAGCTCCGCGCGGCGAAGGAGGACCTCGACTACGTCAGCCTGAGCAACTTCCTCGACTGGCTCAAGGCCAACGGCTGGGAGATCACCAGCCGCGACCCCACCCATCCCGTACCCACCAACTTCGACCAGCTCTTCGCGCGCTACGCGCAGATCGACATGTCGAAGATCGACACCGAGACCAAGGCGCTCGTCGACTGGCACGGCCACGCGCGCGTGGCGCCGACCGGGCCGCCGGCCGCGCCCCTCGTCGCGCTGGCCGTGGCCGCGACGCCGCCGCTCACGCCCAAGGAGAACCCGTGACCAAGCCCAAGACCAAGCCCAAGACCAAGCCGCCCACCCGCTACGATCAGCCGATCAAGATCTTCTGAGCCGTCGTCGTGCGCTTCGGTCCGAAGTGCGAACGCGGCTTTCTCCCCGTCTACTCCGTCGCCGACGAGCGCGAGGCCGAGGACCTGCTCCTCGCCGCGTGCGGACGCAACCTCGACGGCGAGTTCGTGGCCAAAGAACTCGCCGCGCACCAGACCCTCGACAACCTCAAGGCGTTCAGCGACCGCCTCCACGCGGTCCACGCGCACCTGCGCGAGCGCGGCAAGTGCCGCTGCGTCGCCCCCGAGCCCCATACGCCGTAAACCTCCGGGCGGGGCAGGGTACAAGTACATAGACAGGAAGTACTGCCCCTCCAAGGAGTTCACCATGAAGCAGCTCATCAAGAAGATCTTCGGCCTCTGGATTCTCTGCGCCCTGCTTGCCGCGTGCGGCGCGGCGGTCGGTGCCGGCGGCGACGCCAGCGCCGAGCAGCAGACGCTCGTGACCCCCGACGGCGCCGGCCCCGTGGCCGACGCCGCCCAGCCCACCGACGACGCCGCCCTCGCGGACGACGCCGTCACCCTCGGCGACGCCGCGCCCGTGGGCGACGGCGCGCAACCCGGCGCCGACGCGAGCGACGCCGCCGTCTCCACGGACGGGGCGCCCCGCGCCGACGCCTTCGACGAGTCGCCCGCCGTCTGCGGCGGGTGCTTCCTCGGCGCCGCGTGCGTGCCGTCCACGCCCATGGCGTGCGGCTCGAACTCGGCGTGCGTGCGCTGCCCGACGCCGCGCGTGCCCGAGTGCCAGGAGGCGACCTGCACCGACGGCGCGTGCGGCATCCGCAACCGGCCCAACGGCACGGGCTGCACCGGCGGCGTCTGCGTGGCCGGCGCGTGCTACGCGTGCGGCACCAGCGACAACGAGTGCTGCCCCGCCGGCAACCGCTGCAACCCCGGCCTGACGTGCGTCGCCGCCACGGGCAGCACGTTCCAGTACTGCACGGGCTGCGGCGCCGCCGGGCAGGCGTGCTGCGGCTCCGGCGTGGGTACCGTGACCAGCGGCGGCAGCATGCCCGTCGCCCGCAACCCGGGCGGCACGTGCAACGCGGGTCTGTCCTGCAACGCCGAGGGCGCGTGCACGTGCGGCGGCCTCGGCGAGGCGTGCTGCACGGGCTTCACGTGCCGCGAGGGTCGCTGCCGCCACGACGGGACGTGCGGGGTCTGACATGAAGCTGGAAGCCGCCTGCGACAACCCGCTCTGCCCCGCGAAGTACCGCATCACCTTCGCGCCCCACCCCAACGCCGACGACATGTTCACCCCGATGCGCGAGGCGGGGTGGCACGTCGGTCCCCACGGCGAGACCGTGCTCTGCCCTGAGCACGCGCCGCCCAAGCCCGCACCCACGGGCAAGACCGTCAAGCTGCTCGCGCAGCGCTGGACCGAGCACGAGCGCGGCTGGGGCTCGCGCCCCGACGGCGTGACGCCCCACCTCGATCAGGCGTCGCGCCTCGCGTACATCCGCGAGTTCAACGCGACGCACAACACCGCGAAGACCGCGCCCGACGAGTACACGCAGTTCGACGGCGACCCGGTGTGGATCGACGTGCCCGAGGGCGGAGAGATCCACGCCAAGGTCCTCGCGACGCTGGCCGGGGGCAAGCCGCTCTGGGTCCACTCGGTCCACCAGGACAAGGACACCGGCGCGTGGACGGTCAAGCTCTAGCCCGCGCCAAGCAGATCGCCGCCGAGGTGCGCGCGTGGCTCGCCACGTACCACTGCCTCGGCGGCGAGCAGTTTCACCTCGGCCCCGAGGGCAGCGGCGTCGTCCTCGTCATGGACTTCGCCGCCTGCCCGATCGTCGGGTACCTCGACCAGTACGGGCACGCCGAGCTGGTCAACGACCTCTTTCGACGCCTCGACAAGATGGGCCTGTACGTGAAGCGCGGGCCCGTCTTCTCGACGCTCCACGTCTTCGACAAGTCCGACCTTCCACCCGCGTGACACGCTTACTTACGCCGTAACGCCACACCTAACACGGAGCACACAACCCATGTCCAACAGGATCGTCTACATCATGCGCGGCCTCCCCGGCTCGGGGAAGTCGACCATGGCCAAGAACATGGCCGGCGCGACCGGCCGCGTCGTCTCGGCCGACGACTTCTTCATGGTCGACGGCGAGTACCGCTTCGACGTCGCCAAGCTCGGCGAGGCGCACGGCCAGTGCATGCGCCGCGCGATCGAGCACGTGCAGCGCGACGTCGAGGCCCCGCTCGTCGTCGACAACACCAACATCTCGAACGTCGAGATCGCGCCGTACGTGCTGCTCGCGCAGGCGTACGGCTGGTTCCCGCAGATCCTGACGCTCCACTCCGAGAGCGCCTACGTCGTGAGCGTCTGCGCCAAGCGCAACTCTCACGGCGTCCCCATCGAGCGCGTCACGGCGATGTTCGAGCAGCTCCTGCGGGAGCTGCCCGCGACGCCGCCGTGGTGGAGCCAGCAGGTCCTGACGCCGGTGATCGGGTCGTGACGGCCGTCGTCAAGGCGTTCCGCCACCAGGACAAGCTGGTCTGCATTCGCGTCGACGAAGACCCGCAGGACCCGCGCAAGGAGTGGGACAACGCGGGGATCTTCTGGGCGTGGCACCGGCGCTATACGATCGGCGACAAGGACGAGGTCACGCGCCACGGCAAGACGTTCCGCAAGTCGGACTTCGATCCGAGCGACTTCGGGAACTTCGGCGAGCTCGCCGACGCGATCTACGCGAAGCACCGCGCCGTGCTCGTGCTGCCGGTCTACTTGATGGACCACAGCGGACTGTCGCTCTCGGTGAGCGACTTCCGCGATCGGTGGGACTCAGGCCAGCTCGGCGTGATCTGGCTGCCTCGCGAGGGGCTGGCGGACATCGGCTACAAGATCGCGTCGAAGGGCGCGCTCGCGAAGGCCGAGGACCTGCTCAAGTCCGAGGTCGCCGTCCAGGACGCGTACGTCTCGGGCAGCGTCTTCGGCTGGGAGTCGTACGCCCTGGTCGAGCGCGACGGCGAGCCCGCCAAGGGCGAGTTCCTCGACTCGTGCTGGGGCTACTACGGGATCTCCGAGGTCCCGTACATGCTCGAATGCGCGCTCGGGTCGCCCGAGGCTGCGAAGGCGGCCGAGGAGCTCGACGAGCGCGACGCGCGCGAACTGGACGCTGCGTGAACTTCGGGTGGGTTCGGAGGCATGAGCGACACCGACGCCAAGGCTTCCGAACCCACCACCCTCCGGACGCGCCAGCGCATCCGCAAGGCGATCGACAAGCACCTCGCCACCATGGAGACCTCCGAGAACCTCGACACGGCCGCGAAGCACGCGGCCATCGTCGGTTCTTTGGCCGCCACGAACGAAGCGCTCGTGCCGATCTACCAGAACGTCGGTGGCGACCCCCGTGCTATCACGACGCCGATTGATTGACCTCCGGGAGTTTACCGCGTACGGTAAACTCCATGAAGGTCAAGCTACACAACAACCACCCGGGCGCCGTCGCCGCGACGGACAACACCCTCAAGACCCTCGGCGGTGGCGTCCACGAGCTCAAGCGCGACCCGAACGGCAACGTCATCTTCGACGAAGATGGGTTTGCCGAGGTCGCGACCACCAACCCTGGCTTCTTCAAGTTCGCTTACACCCGCTAGGGCTACGTGGCAGAAGTACGCGACTGACCCTTCGGGGGCGAAACGGCTTCGACGTGGAGAACTAGGTCGAGACTGCGTCACAGGGCTGGGCCACCTCACGGCTTACGTAGAAACGCGAACGACAACGCGATGCTCGCAGCGGCCTGATAAGCCCCTGCGACGTCCTCGGGGCAGGCCGGCTCGGGTCGGCTTCGGGGGCGCAATCAATCCGAGCTAGCGAGCGCGGGCGGTGCGGCCGGCGCGGGCGAGACACGCAGCACCAGACCAGACGAGACCCCGCCCGTGGGGATGCTCGGCGGGAGAAGAGACACGCGGGACAGGTGACGTAGACGTCCGGCGGAACGCTTCGCGGACCCGGGTTCGACTCCCGGCGCCTCCACCCTTCGTTCGCAGCGACAGGACCCGACGGCCGGCAGGAGTGGAGACCCTGCCGGCCGTCGGCTTTTCTTTGGCCGTTACGCCGTATACTTCGGGCCATGAGCACCTTCCGTTTCGTCGACGCCGGCATGTACTGCCTCCAGCAGACCGTCTCCGGGACGGGTGTGTTCAGCGGCGTGCGCCTCGGCTACGCGACGTACAGCTACAACTCGGGTGGGGCCCAATTCGACGTGCGCTTCCCGCACCTCGGCACCGACGGCAACGCGTACAAGTTCCAGATGGACGCGCCGCCGAACACTGTGCCGGTGGCGAAGACGACCGCGTTTTTCGACAAGTCGTCCAAGACGCTGCGCGTGCAGCTGCGTGGCACGTCCGCCGCGATCACGTCCACTGCGCAAGAGGTCGTCGACGCGATCAACGGGCTCGACCGCCCGCTTTACGGCGCCGCGCTCGTCGCGGGCGCGGTAATCCCTGCCAGCCTCGCGCCCGTCAACCTCGCGGGCGGCCTCGACCCCGACCTCGCGGCCGGCTACGCGTTCCCCAAGCTCGCGCCCCCGGCCAACACGAACGGCGGCCTGTTCTACTTCGACCAGAACCGTCCCTGGAAGCTCCAGACCGTGGGCGGCGCGCTCGGCGCAGACGCGACGCTCAAGGTGTCCATCGTCAACGTGGACAAGGCGCTGCGCGTCATCGGCACGGCGGCCGTGGTACTGTCGTCGCAGAACCTCACGACCCCGTGGCAGCCGACCGGCACGCGCATCGACGTGCCGGTGATGCCGGGGCAGGCCGTGCAGGTTACCGCCAACACGCAGGGCACGGTCTTCGTGACGGCGGCCTCCCTCACCGCGATGGACAACATCTCCGACTGATGGGCGACGCGAAGTTCACACCCCCGACCAACGCCTCGACGATCGCCGACGGGCCGTGCCCGTTCTGTTCCGGCACCTACGCCGTCTGCCGCGACAACGACACGGGCGACCCGTTCCTCACGCACACGATGGAGCCGTGCGCGCAGTTCGTCGCGTTCGAGCCCGACGTGTACCTGCGGTGCGTCCGCCAGGGCGTGAATTGACAGCGCGCCCGGCGCTGCCTACGCTCCTCCCATGATCACCGACCTGATGTAGCTGTCGCCGTCGCGCGGACCTCCCTCCGAGAGCCGGTCTCCCACCGCGTTCTCTCGTCCGAGTTCAGGAGGTTCCGTCATGTCGAAGATCAAGCTGTTCATCAAGTCTCAGGCCGAGGCCCAGTCGTCGCACCGCCGCGCGCGTCCCCGCGACGCCGGGTGGGCCTCGAACCGCCTCGCGATCCGCCGCACCGCCCGCGCGGCGCTGCTGCTCTACGCGTTCTCGCGCGGCGTCGCGTACACCAAGCTGGAGCGCCGGGCGCACGAGCCACCGCCCGTGTGGCTCGCCGCCAAGCTCTCGGCGGAGCTGTGCGAGGCCCCCGTCACGGAAGGAGCGCTGTCCGCATGGACGACCGCTGCTACGTGATCACGCGGTCCGACCTGCCCGTGCCCCAGCAGGCCGTGCAGGCGGCGCACGCCGCCCAGACCTTCGCCGGTCGCCACCCCGGCGACTACGCGCAGACCACGCTCGTCGTGCTCACCGTGCCCGACGAGCCGGCGCTCCGGGCACTGCGCGCACGCTTCGAGGCCACGCCCGCGCGCCTCGCCGCGTTCCACGAGCCCGACCGGGGCGGCGAGCTCACGGCGTTCTGCGCGGCCGGCGCCCCGGCGCGGCGGCTGTGCGCGCGCCTGCCGATGGCCTTCACGCCGTAAAGCCGCCTACGCTTTCGTGCGTGAAGGCATCGCGCTACGCGCTCGACCACCTCCCCGCCGACAACCGACGCCTCGCCCTGCGCCTCTACAAGACTGAGATCCGCGCGCTGCTCGACGCGGCGAAGGACCGGCCCTGCGCGCGCTGCCGACAGGCGTTCCCGATCTGCTGCATGCAGTTCGACCACCTGCCAGGCACGCGCAAGCGCTTCAACCTGAGCGAGGCGCGCGCCGGGTTGATCCCGCGCCACGTCGTGTTACAAGAGCTCAAGAAGTGCGAGGTCGTGTGCGCGAACTGCCACGCAATCCGCGAGGACGAGCGGCGGCGTGTGTATGTCGCTGCGTGAGCGCCCCGGATGGGAGTCGAACCCATCTCACCGCGTTTAGAGCGCGGTGCCTGACCGCTAGGCTACCGGGACTTGTTGCGCCCACAGTATGTGGGTAGCTGCGAGTCGCAGTTGGGACAGAGTAGACGGAGATTGCGGAGTCGGTTGTCGTTGTTGTGCCCGTTGATGTGATCGAGGCGCAGGGTAAGCGGCTTTCCGCGCCACGTATTGATCCCGCACAACGCACACACGTGTTTGAGTAGTCCCGCTTTCAGCAAGCGGCGCTTGAGAGGCCCACGGGCGTACGTGCTGTTGGCGACCAACACGGCTTTGAGCGGGGTGTCGGTGCTTCGGCGTGAGCGCCCGTGTGCTTTTCCAGTCCAGTGTGTCGTGTCGAGTTTACGCCGTTCGACTTCGCGTTTGACGTAGCGGTAGTTGCTTCCGACGATCGCGCGCCCGAGGGTACGTATGACGCCTGCGATGGAGACGTTCTGTCGTACGGCTCGCTCGAAGGCGTCCATTGGCGCTAACCGAGGGTGACCCGTCCGCCGGGCGGGGTGCGGGGCATGTCGCCCGCCGAGGCGAGGCGCACGCGGCGCTGGAGGTGCTCGGTGATGTCCGTTTCGTTCTCGTACGAGACGACGAGCACGTCCTCGGCCACGGGCAGCACACCGCTCGTCTCCAGGTACGAGCGCACGAAGCGGCAGTTCTGGTAGTAGACGCCCAGGCCCCAACCGCCCTGGTCGCGGAACGCCCAGCCGATGCCGAAGAGCTTCTCCTGCCCGATGCCGGCGAGCGACGTGCGGTGGAGGTTCTCGACGAACGTCTGGAGCTGCGTCTGCATGCGCGGGGCGCGCGTCAGGACGCGGCGGATCTCGATGCCGCGCTCCAGGCCCGGCGTGAACGAGCGGCAGCCCGTCACCATGCCGAAGACGGCGTTCTGGCCCGCGCTGTCGTACTGGGGTCCGCCGAGGAACACCAGCGCGTTCTGGACCTCGAACGGCTGGATCTGGGAAGGGTCGATCTCGTTGTCGTTGCTCATGCCGACGACACTACCACGACAGGGTAACTTGTCGAAGTATGGAGTTGGGCCGGTCTCTCCCGGCTGTCACCCCGCCGATCACAGTTCCCTGGGGTTGGGACGTCTACGCGGATCAGTCGCGCTAACGGGGTTGTAGGCCCACTCTCCCGCTTCGGTTGTCGTCGAGACGGTGTCGCGCGAGGGGGGATCGCGCGTGTCCGCCACGGGCCACTGACAAGAGTGGGTCCACGCTACCCGGCGTTCTTTACGGCGTCAAGCCACCGGCGTGCGCTGGTGGTAGCCGTAGTCGATGCGCTGGGCGATCTTCTTTGGGTCGAAGTCGAGCGGGTCGTCCATCCACGCGATCTCCGGCGCGTGCACGCGCACCGCGACCCCAGCGAGGTCTGCCGACCGGAGGTCGTTGACGTAGACCTCGTCGCTCAGGATACCCGCCGCGCGCAGCCCGATGTCGATCGCGCTGCGCCCCTTCTGCACGTCCCACTCGGCCACGTCGCCCCGCAGCGGCGAGGTCAGCACGACGTCGACCTCGGTGGCGCCGGCCTTCACGGCGTCGAGGATCGGCGTGACGTTGCGCACGCCGCCGTCGACCCACAGGTCCCCGTCGATGTACGACGGCCGGAACGCGACCGGGAACGCCGCGCTCGCCATGACCCACTCGGCGAGTCGGTCGTCGCGCTCGGTGATCGTGCGGTAGTGGCCCGTCTTGAGGCTGACGGCGCCGAGGCGCAGCCGCACGCCGGAGCGGCGGATGACGACCTCGCTCATCGCGCCTTCGACCAGCGCGCGCAGCGGCGCGGTGTCGTACATCGCGCCCTGCCACAGCAGCGCGAGCGCGCCCATGGTCCAGCCGGTGTAGATCGACCGGTTGCCGGTGATGCGGCGCCAGAACGCCTCCAGCGTCATGGCCCCCGCGCGCTGGGTTTGCACACTGAAGTGCGCCATATGTGCAGCGTTGATCGCGCCGACCGAGACGCCCGCGATCACGTCCCATCGACCACCTTGCTCGGTGAGTCGCTTCAGCACACCGACTTGGTACGCGCCGCGCGCGCCGCCACCTGAGAGCACGAGAGCTTTCATGTTGAAAAGCGTAATCGACGGCAGCTACCTTTTCGACATGCTCGCATCTCACGTGCTTGTTTTGCTCGCGGAGCTCACCGTGCAGACGATCGGAGGCTGGTTGGCCGCCGTGCTCGTCGGTGGCGGCGGACTCTGGATTCTTTTTTTGCTCATGGTCCGAGGGTTTTGGGACAAGACCGGGAAGCCGGCGATCAAGGACTTGATCGTGGCCCTGCACGCGGAGCCGGAGTATGTGAAAAAACAAAGAGAGGAGATACAGAGCGTGATTCAAACGTGGCATAACGAGCCTGAGCAGCTCAAGGTGCGTATTGAGTTCGTAAAGGGCGTTATCGACAATGAGGTTCGCCGGGACGACGGCGTGATTCATAGAGATATCACGACTAAGGTCACAGCTCTGGAGGCGGCTCTTGCCAAGAAAATCGATGATATGGCCGTCAAGTTTGACCACTTTCAGGAGTCGCAAGAGCAGCGAGACAAAGAAAACCGTGAGTTCAGCACGCAGGTACTTGCGAAACTTGCGCGCATTGAGGGCGCATTTCAAACAATGACGAACCGGAGACTTGGTGGCACCGGTGAGAGCTACACGAGTCTGCCCGCGCAGCGTCCGTCGAAGCCCGGCAGTAGTGGTTCGTCCTCGGAGGGTTGAGTACGTCTTTTAGTTTGTTGACTAGCTACAATCCTTTCAAGATGTACCCGAGCGCTGGTCAAAAGTTTCTTATCCAGTACGCGGTGTCCGGGACTGGAGCCTTCAACGGCTCCGAGTATGGGCGCGCGCGACTCACGGTCGATCCGGGCCTCGGGCCCAACGCGATCGTCTACTTCGCGTCGAAGCTCTACGGCACTCCGTCCAACGCGCTGACGGTGGAGTACGTCGATGCGGGCGCGGGCGTGACTGTCATTGCGACCACCGTTACGCAGGTCGGCTCGGCGATCCGTGTGCTGCTTCGGCGCAGCGCTGTCGCGATCCTCGCGACCGCCGCCGAAGTCGCCAACGCGGTCAACGCCTTTACCGCGTACAGTTCGCCGGGCTTTGCCGTTGCAGCGCGCGCCGGAGGCACTGGCGCCTCCGTCGTCGCGGCGATCGGACCGCTGACCTTCACCGGCGGCGCCGACCCTACGCGCATCGGGTCGCAGTTTCTTTGGACTCCGCCGGTCAACGTCAATGCGGGCTTCGTGCAACTGGAGAACCCGTTCCCGATGTGGATTCTTGGTTTCTCCGCGCGCTTCAGTGTGCTGCTGCCGGGACCCTTCACAGTGACCCTCCAGCGCGTCCGCCTGGAGGCGGACCTGACGCCGATCCTCGCTGAGGCGGTCAACCTCTTTGTTTTCAATGGCTTGACGCCTAGTGCCGTTGATATTGCATACACTGACGTCAAGCAGCTGATTCACCCCGGCCAGGGCATCCTGGTGGCCACGAGCGCGCCGCTCGCGGGCTTCTTCAACATCGACGTGATGCGGGCGGCCGAGTTCCCGTACGCTTGAGGACCATGAACTCCTACGAGTACCTCCTGAAGTCCGCCAACGAACAGCTCGGTTACGCGGCGCAGCCGCCGACGTCGACCCTCACGCGCTCCGGCGGCCCCGGCGCGCCTGCGCTGCCGCCCGCGCCATCTGTTGCGCCGACGACATCCGCGCCGCCGCCGTCCCCGTCGTCCAAGATCGGGGGCCTGCTCGACGATGTCGAGACGGCGCTGCGCCGTCGCCGCCTCCTACGCGCCGCGCAGGACTCCGCGCTCGCGAGCGCGGCGCCCGCCGCTGAGCGCTACCGCGCCGCGCGCAACACCGCACTCAAGGGCGTCGGGTTACACAGCCTGGGCCTCGGGCTCGGCGGTCTCGCGCTCTACGGCGCCGGGCGGCATCTGATGAACCGAGCGGCGCCTTCCGCGCCGGCCCACCAGCCATCGTCCGAGGACTTCGTGGGCTCGTACGGCGGGTAGTACCCTTGGGTATGCCCGTCATTGGCTACCCCGTCACCTCCACCATCCCCACGCGCGCCGAGGTGCGGCGTTTCATGCGCGACTACCCCGGTCCCGTGAAGGACACGGGGGTGCTGAACGTGCTGCTCGACAACGTCGAGTTCTCGGACACCGACATCGACGCGGCGCTCGTCAACGCGGTCGACTTGTACAACGTCATGACGCCCATGACGACGCTAAGCATGGCGGCGATCCCGCGCCCGTTGATTCTCTACGGCGCGATCTCGCACCTGATGCTCTCTGAGGGCATGCGCCAGTTGCGCAACCAAGCCACTGTGCAGGACGGTAACGTCCAACCCATCGGCATCGACGACAAGCAGGCGCTCTACCAGCAGTGGGCCGACTGGATGCGCAACCAATTCCTGACGATGACCCGCGCCGTGAAGACGCAGCGCAACATGGAGGCGGCGTGGGGCGGCCTCAGCTCCGGCTACCTCAATACGACGCGCAGCCACGGCTGAAACTTGTCGTAGTTTACCGTACGCGGTAAACTGCCTCCATGCCTGAACTTGTCTACGACGAAAACGCGCTGACCCTCACGGCGTACCCCGACGCCGACGTCGACCTGCACACCAAGGTCATCCTGCTGCACGGCGCGACGGCGGCTGTGCACCACGCGGGCGCGTGGGCCTCCGGCGTCGCGCCCGGCATCTGGTCCGTCGGCGGCACCGCCGACCGCCTCGCGCGCAAGGGCTTCGAGGTCTTCGTGCCCGAGGCCGAGGAGGGCGCGGGCCGCCCCGGCGACTGGCTCGCGCGCGCGTGCGACTGGGCCAACAAGGACGGCGGCCCCGCGACGGTCGTCGGCTTCTCGTTCGGCGGTTCCTCCGCCGTGCTGCTCGCGCGCCACGCGCAGGACACGACGACCGACCGGCAGTTTCCGTCGGTCGCGCTCGGCCCGCTCTACCTGCTCGACCCGGCGCTGCGCAGCCTCGCGGTCGGCGCGGCGCTGGAGGGCCTCGACTGGAACATGCAGGTGCTCTTCGCCGCGAGCTACCGCACGCGCGGTCGGGGCAAGTTCGCGAGCCACCCGCGCGCCAAGGTGACGCGCGTCCCGGACACGGCGCACCGCCACTTCGCTCAGCCGCTCGGCCTCCCGGGCGACCTTTACGCCGTTGCCGACCCCGGCGTCTACCGCGCGCACCGCGCGCTGGAGCAAGCCCTGGGCGTATAATCGTCTCGTCATGCCCGACGAGACGACTCCGCCGCCCGCCGATCCGCCTTCGCCTTCGCCGTGGCGGGGGCGCGTCCCGCTGCTCCTCGCCGCGCTCGCGGCGACGGGTGCCGGCGCGGGCGCCTACCGCCACCTCCGGCGCCGCCGCCTCAGCACCGACCCCGCGCTGCGCGCGCTCCAGGAGCAGTCCGGGGGCAAGTTCACGCGCGTGCTCGCGGGCAGCGGCGAGGAGCGCGGGCGCGTCGGTCGCTTCCTCGACCGCCTGCTCGAAGCCGGCGGCGGCAACGTCGCGTACGAGAAGGACCTCAAGGCGCTCAAGAACCGCCTGGGCGAGAAGCCGCAGATCGCGGGCGCGCTCATGCACCGCAAGCGCACCGGCTCGGCCTACGCGACGGGCGACGTGAACCTCGCGTCCAACCAAGCCGCGAAGGACATCCACGAGAAGCTCAAGAACGACAAGTGGCGCGAGTACAAGCTGATCGAGAAGACGACGCCGGGCGCGATGGGGCGCAGCGCGAACGTCAAGCACATCCTCGCCGACATGGGCTACGCCGAGATGCCGACCGACCCGGCCGCCCGCGCCGAGATGCTCGACAAGCTCCAGGCCAAGCTGCGCGCCGACTACGGCAAGGGCTTCCTGCTCAAGGACACGCGCTCGGCCGAGACCGGCGGCGCGTTCCCCACCGAGAAGCACGACTTCAAGGACCTGCTCGACCGCTGGACCAACTCCGGCTACCACGGCGAGAAGGCGCGCATCATGGAGGAGGGGCAGCTCGGGCGCCTCGGCTCGGCGAACCGCAAGGCGCTCAAGTCGAAGTACTTCGACACGTACTCGGGACGCGTCATCGAGAAGCTGCTCAACAAGCCCGGCCTCGTCATGGTCCAGGAGAAGCTGCCGCTGGAGGCGGGCTCGCCGCTCGGACAGCTGGTCGGCAAGCTCAAGGGCAACCCGTCGACCAAGGAGATGCGCGTCCACGTCATCAACGGCGCCGTCGTGCCGCACGCCACCGTGCCGCGCTTCGACCCGGCGATGATCGCCACCGGGCGGCACCACATGCGCGGCGCCGAGGACGCGGCGCGCGAGATCGTGGGCAACCTCCCCAAGAAGTACCAGGGCGCGACCTTCGCCATGGACATCGCGCCGGTGCGCAACCCCGCCACGGGCGCGACCGAGTACAAGACGATCGAGACCAACCCCTCCGGCGTCAGCGGCATGCTGCACGCCAAGAACAACCCCCTCGCGGGCGTCGGGCTGCACCGCGCCTTCACCGGGCGCCACAGCCGCCCCGTGGCGGCGCTCGGCGGCGGCCTCGCGGGCGCGCTGGCCGGCGCAGGCACGTACGGCGCCGCGCGCGCCGCGACGCGTCCCGGTGCGCCTGCCGAGGCGCCCGAGCAGGAGACCGCGTGATGGCTTTACCGCGTAAGACGTTCGGCGGAACGACGTTCATCATCGACCGCCCCAAGGGCACCGTGAAGGTCTGGCCGCAGCCCGACGGCGGCGAGAAGCGCTTCGTCTACCCGTGCGACTACGGGTACTTCCCGCGCCTCAAGGGCGAGGACGGCGAGGGCCTCGACGCGTTCGTCGGCGACGACCCGGCCGGCCACTACGAGGCGTTCCAGAAGCTCAAGCCGCGCGACGGCGGCGGCATGGAGCTCGACGAGACGAAGTTCCTCGTGGGGGTCTCCGACGCGGAGCGCGAGGCGATCTACCGCCTCTACGGCGACGAGACCCACGCGCGACGCGTCTTCCGCGACATGGCGCACCTGCGCGACGCGCTGGAGAAGTTCGAGCCGAAGAAGAAGGAGCGATACGTGAAGACGGCACAGCTGGCGACCCTCAACGGCGTGACGCGCAGCCTCGACGGCTGGGCGCGCCACTTCGCCGACCGCATCAAGCGCGCGGCCCTCGCCGAGCGCGGGCTGGTCGCGGCGGCGCGCAAGGAGGCGGCGCTCAAGACCGTGCTCGCGCGCTACAAGCTCAGCGACCTCAAGCGCGCCGACATCGACAAGCTGATCCGGGGCCACGTCGTCGCGATGCCCAACACCGGGCGCCAGACGCCGGCCGAGGAGGCGTCGATCGCCGACCGCCTGACGCGCGTCTTCGACCGCGCCGACGCCAAGACGCAGCCCACCGGCGAGGAGTCTTCGATCGGGCAGACGCCCCTCGAAGGCAGCGTGTCGCTGTGAGCCTGGAGAAGCTCGCGCGGGCCCGCGCCGCGCGGCGCGTCGTGGACCTGTACCTGAAGACGGCGAGCCCCGAGCTGGTGCAGCGCGCGTTCCCCGCGCTCTCGGCGGCGTTCGATTCGTACAGCGCGGTCCGCGACCAGGAGCGGCAGGCCGCGCTCGCCCGCCAGTTCTCCGCGTTCCCCGGCCTCATGGCCGAGTACACCATGTCCAACCAGGGCATGACGCCGAACACCAATCTTGGACAAGTTTCGGCCACCCCGTCGGGACACCATCATCGACGGCACCGGCACCATTCGGGTTAGACTCCAGGTATGCACGCCACCCCGTTCGACGTCTGCCTCCGCTGCCGCGAGACGCGCGTGGTGCCCGCGTTCAGCACCACGCCGGTCGAGCCCCGCTGCGCCTGCGGCGGCCCCGGCGCGCCCGCGCCCGGCGCCTCCGGCGTCGACTTCGAGCAAGCCGTCTCGGACGCCTACGCGGCGTTCGACGCGGAGTGCGCGGGCGAGGACCCCCGCCAGACGCTGCTGCGCATGCAGCACTTCGCGTCGAGCGCGGCGGTGGCGATGCTCGAAGGCAACACCAAGCTCTACGTGTCGTGCCTCGTGAGCAACGCCGCGCTGTCGCGGCTGCTCACGGCGCGCGCCCTCACCCCCGACGAGACCGACGATGCCGACGCCGACGAACACGTGGCTGGCGCGCCTGCGCGCGATCCGTAAGGTCGCGGCCGAGTACGGCCTCGACGGCGACGCCCTCGCCACGATCGGCGAGGTCGCGCGCTCGCCCGCCCCCGAGCGCTCGCTCGATCGGCGGCGCGAGCGCCAGAACCAGCGGGACAGCATCACCCAGGCGTTCGCCTCGAACGCGGCGATGGACCGGGTCGTTCCTTCCCACACGCCCGAACCTGGGGTAGTTCATAGGCATGTCGGATGAGCTCAAGCCGGGTGTTTTTTTCGACCTGTACGGCGTAATTACTGATGCCGGAGGCAATCTCAAGACGTACGCGCCCGTACTTGTGCAGGTTCTCGTTGTCGAGACCAATTTCGTTTTGGTTGAATATGTTACTCAAACTTCGGACTATGGCGATCGTCTACGTCGTTGGGTTGCTCGCGTGCTCTTCCACGAGCGCGACGACAAGCTCTTTGCGGTAGCGGCACACCTGATCGATCCGTCGTCAGTCGTAAGGCGCATGACCTCGGAGCGCGATGAGGTTCGCAATATGCAGGCGGCGACATATGCCCCGTATCTGACTCGTTATCTCGCTAGCGTTGAAAGCGCCCTGAATGATGCGCAGGCCGCTCTCGACGAGGAAGGCTGTTAATGCCCGTCGGAAAACTCACTGTCGCGTGCGGCCCGATGTTCTCGGGCAAGACTGAGGAGCTATTGCGTCGCGTGCGGCGCGCGTTCCACGCCGACGTGGGCGTGCAGATCTTCTCGCCCTCGACCGACACGCGCCGCGAGGGCCGGCTGGTGTCGCATGCCGGGACTGACCTCGCCGACCTCCACGTGCCCTTCCAGGTCACGGTGATCGACCCGCACGAGGAGTTCGCCGCGCGCGTGCGCCCCAACGTCCGGTACGTCGCGCTCGACGAAGCGCAGTTCTTCGACCCCCCGGCCGTCGACGAGGTGCTCGCGCTGATCCACCGTGGGGTTTCGGTCTTCGCCTCGGGCCTCGACCGCGACTTTCGCGGCGTGCCCTTCGGCATCGTCCCAACGCTGCTCGCGCACGCCGACGAGGTCCTCAAGTTCACGGCGATCTGCGCGCACTGCAAGGGGGAGAACGCGACGATGTCGCACCGCCTCGTGGCGAACGACGCGCAGGTCTACGTCGGGGCGCGCGACGTGTACGCGCCCCTCTGCCGTGACTGCTGGGTGAGCGCGACGCGGCGCTGAGCGGCTACTCGAAGAGCCAGATCTCGCCGCGCGCACTCGCGGCCACCGTGATGTACAACGCGCTCGCCGGGGCGTTGAAGCGGAAGAGCATCATGATCGGTCGGTCGGACGGCGGCGGCGTGGGGTTCGCCGAGATCACCGTCGCGCCGTCGCCCGCGATGTTCCACGCGAGGCTGATCGAGCCTTCGTAGAGGAACACCAGGACGAAGCGCGGGTTGGTGACCGAGCCCGCCGGCACCGGCTGGTTCGCGACCGGCGTGTTGTAGTTGAACCCGTAGATGACCTTCTCGGTGTAGGTCATCTCGAAGCCCACGGGCACGGGCGACGGCTGGGCCCCCTCCGCGAGCTGGACGAGCAGGTTTCCCGTGAGCTTGATCGTGGACGACATGCCTTAGTGTAGGGGGTGGAGGTTTCGCATGGCGTTCAAGGCTCTCGTCCAGGACGGTACCGTCTATCTCGTGCCGGCGGCGTTGGACGTGCCGCCCGAGCGGCGCGACCAGCTGCGTCCGCTCGTCTTCGCCTCGGCGTGGGACAAGGTCCCGGTGAGCGCGGTCCCGCCCGTCGGCTCGTGCGCCGACGCGCCCGCACCGCAGGTGCTTCCGGCGATCGAGGTGCCGGTCGAGGTGCCGGCCGAGGCGCCGACCCCGGCGCCCGCCGCCGACGTCTCGGCCTCGGCCGAGACCCCGCGCAGCGAACGCCGTAAAGCCCGCTGAGGGCTCAGGCGAGGCCGACGCGCTGCCGCCACGCGAGCGGCCGGGCGCGCAGCCACGCGGGCACGCCGCGCGCGTCGTCACCGGGGCGCGGCACGAGCATGCCGCCCGACCCGTAGCGGCCCGCGCGGATCAGCGCGGCGCGGGTCATCGGGCCCGGGATGCCGTCCGCGTCGAGGCCGAGCTGGGCCTGGAGGTCCTTCCACATCTTCAGGTCCTCGCCCGCCTCGACGTCGAGGCAGAGGTAGCCGGCGGCCTTGAGCGCGAGGAACGGCAGGTCCGAAGGGTCGCCCGCGCCGCGCTGGGCGTAGAGCCGGCCCGTCTCCTTGTTCGCGCTCCAGATGTTGCGGTGCCCGTAGAACAGGCACAGCGAGGCGCCCGCGCCGTGGGCGCTGAGCGCGCGCGTCAGCATGCCCGCGAACGGCTTTCCGTCGCGCCACGCGATCACGCGGGGGACGCCGCAGTGGTACGACCACTCGTCGCACAGGCGCACGTAGCCGTCGAGCTGGACCTGCGTGAGTGTCCCCTCGTTGGTCTGCACCAGCTCCCACCCGTCGGTGTAGCGGTTGACCTGCATGGCGTGCCACGACGCGCCCCGGCCGGGGTCGAAGTTCTGGATCGCGGACGCGTCAAGGTCCTTGGTGAGGGTCCACGACTTCTCGTCTACGTTGGCGTTGTACCGGGCGAACGCCCAGTCGCGGAGCGACTCGATCAGGCTCTTGCTGTCGAGCCGGCGCACGGTACCCGACGTCGTGTGGGTCACGTGGCCGTGAATCCAGTCCGTCGCGGGATCGCGGCGCGAGACCTCGGTGAGCTGCGGCACCTTGGTTCCCTTGCCGCCGGTCACCGCGCGCACGACCTCGGGCGGGTCGAGAAAGCACGCGGTGTTCGGCACGTCGATCTTCTGGTCGTACAGTACGATGCTCATACACCAAGGGTAGGTCGATCGTTGCCTTTCGGCTGAAGTAGAGCAAGTTTGTGGGGTGACGACCCGCACGCCGACCCTGCCCGTACGCCTCGCCCGCGCCCTCGCGCGCGGCGCGAAGTGGAACTGGGTCTACTGGCGCGCCACCGTCCGTGTCGACGAGCGCGAGGTCCTGGTGGCGGCGGTGCCCCATCGCGTCGTCCAGGCCGTCGAGCGCGGCGAGCTGACGCGCCTGCACGCCGCGCAGCTGCTCGCGTCGCGCGCCGAGCCGTCGCTCGACGGCTTTACGCCGTACGTGCCGCTCTGGGCCGAGGCCCTCGCGCAGCTCCTCGCGTTGCGCGTCGACGCCCGCCGCGCCGCGCTGCTCGGCCAGACAGCCCACGACCTCGCGCTCGCCGGCCGCTGGGCCGAGGCGTTCGAGGCCGCCTGGGGCGCGGCGGAGATCGAGCGCTCGTACGCCGGCCGCCCGACGAAGTGGCGGTCCCTGCTTTGTCTGGTCGCGCAGGAGCTGGTACGTTCGGGGCATGTCCGAGCAACCACCGACCCCCGCGTTCGATCGGCAGCAGAAGCGCCCGCTGGAACTCCGCGTCCGCGACATGAAGGACGAGGGCGGCATCAGCGAAGCTGAGGCCAACCGGCTCGGCCGCTACAGCGCCGACGCCCTCGTCATCGTTCGCTTTCTGGCGGACGGCGACCGCCTCGCGATGCACCTGCACGCCCAGAACGGCGCGACCCAGCAGGGGCTGGGCGTCGAGGCCCTCTTCGGCGCGTGGCTGCGCCTCACGGCGCACATCATCGCGATGCCCTCGGACGGCGACATGAAGAAGCGCCAGGGCTTCCTCGCCTATGTCCTGAAGCTGCTGGGCCTCGACGAGAAGCTCCAGATCATCCAGACCGCTTCGGGGGGTCCGGGATCACGTTATGCGCCAGCGGATGCAGCGGCGCCGCCTTCGGATTCAGCTGACCCGCCGCCCCCACGCTGACGCGGCTCACGCCCGGGTCGCCGTGCGAGTGCACGTACCCGGCTTTCAGCGCCTTCGAGCCCGGGAAGTCCAGCACGTAGAGGTTCTTCCACTGGTGCGGCGCCGTGAGGATCACGGGCTTCATCGGCTCCGGGCACTCCGGGCACGGCAGCGTCGCCGGCTTGGCCGAGATCGAGCAGAAGTGCTCGACGTGGTGGTCGTTCTTGCACATGTAGTCGTACGTTGGCATCGCTCACCTACGTGCAGCTTGCATCAGGTTCGCCGGGGGGTCGAGGCTGCATGTCGGAGCCGAACGCGACGGGGTCGAGCTGCGCGGCGACCGCCGCCTCCGCCTCCGCGAGCGCCGTCTGGATCGAGTCGATGCCGGCCAGCGCGTCGTTCGACGACGGCGGCCCGAACAACCCCTGGAGCATCGCGAACGCCGCCGCGATGGGCGCTGGGTCGGGCCCGACGCAGAGCAACACGACGCCCGTCACGTACTCGTCGCCGGTGTCGAACGACGGGCGATTCGCGTCGCTCGTGTCGTCCATCGTCAGGACCACGTCCGAGAGGAACGAGCCGACGCCGCCGCGCCCCTGGCGGATCGTCGCGAAGACGTCGGCGTCGGGCGTCGCGAAGATCGCCTGGAGCTGGGACAGGTACCCGTTGATCTCGGAGATCTGCCGCGACAGCCGGTCGACCTCGCGCCCGAGCAGGTCGAGGTACGCGTTGTTGCGCTCGTTGAGGTTGCGCGACGCGACGCCGAGCGACGCGAGGTTTTCGAGCGCGCGGTCGAGCAGGCGTTCGAGGCCCGGGAGGAGCGTCGCCACCGACGGCGTGCGCGCCCAGTCCGGCGCGACGCCCATGCGCGCGTCGGTGAGCTGCGATCGCGAGGTGGGCCGGCGCCACTCGGCGCACGACGAGAGCATGTTGTAGGGGTTGTTCACCGTCGTCACGGCGTCGGTGCGGGGCGAGCCGCCGGGGCGGTTGCGTGGCGGCGCGGGCGACGCGCCCTCGACGCCGGCCGGGGCCTCGGTCCGCGACTTGAACGCGACGTGGTAGAAGTACGACTGACCGGCGGTCTGCTCGCTCGTGTCGATGAAGCGGTTGAGCACGCCGTCGTACGGCGCGACCTTCAGCACGCGCGCGCCGAAGCGCCCCGTCTGACCCTCGCGCAGGTTCACGTCGTCGAACAGGTCGCGCACCTGCGTCGCGGTCTTGGCGCGGAAGTCCGTCGAGCGGATGATCGCGTACTCCGTCGGCACGACGCGCGCGCCGTCGTAGCTGAGCAGCGCGACCGACTGCGGCACGCGCTCCCACTCCAGCACCGGGAAGTAACCGCGCCCGGATGGCCCGACGCGCAGCCCGCGCGGCACGAAGTCCGAGACGCCTCGGCTGGCGCTGACGCGGTTCGCGCTGCGCGTCGTCGAGAACAACCGGTCGAAGAACGTGGCCGCGCTCAGCAGGCTGGTCACGTCGGTCGCGCCCGCGACGAGCAGCGAGTAGGCCCAGTAGCTCGCGGCGTCGAACTTCGGGCGGTTGCGGTCGCCCGGGTCGTAGAGCGCCTCGGCGATCGTCTTGACGAAGTAGGCGTTGCCGCCGAGGAACAGGTCGTCGGGGTTGAAGATCTGCGCGAACGACGGGCTCTGGCGCACGCGCGCGGCTTCGCCCGCCGGCAAGCCGTTGAGCAGGTTCTGCTGCGGCACCTGCACGAAGTTCGAGCCGGGCTCGTCGGGGTTGTTCGGTCGGCTCGCGAGCGCGACGAGGCCCTTCTTCGGCAGCGGCACGACCAGTACGTAGACGCCCGTCGTGTCGAGCAGCTCGTTCACGAACGTCGTGATCGTCGCGACGGCCGCCTGGATCGCCGCGTTGACCAGCCGCACGCGGTCTCCCTCCTCGGTCTGCACGAGGGCCTGCGTCACGCGCGCCTGGGTCTGCACGAGGGTCAGCGCGTTCTTTACGGCGTCAAGACCCGTTCCGATCGCCTGCGCGATCGTCTGCACGGCGGGCGGAAGGGTCAGGTTCAGGCTCTGCCACGGCATCGGTCGGTTCCTTCGGTGGGCTCTGGGTCGCAAGCAAGCGGCGCGCCTTCGCGAGCTTGTCCAAGGTCTGGATACGCAGTAGGGTGCTGAGCAGCTGCCCTACGTCGTGCGCACGCGCGACGAACTTCGGTTGTTTGGTCCACGTCACACCAGGAGTCTATCACAATGCGTCACAGCGAGATCGTCGCCACGAGCGGCACCGTCGTCCAGCTCATCGACCCGACCACGGGGATGTACATGGACGTCACCTTCCACCCCGGCCAGACGCACCACGCGCTGCGCGTGATGATGAACGGCAAGCAGTTCGTTGCGCACCTCCGGCTCACCAAGATCGAGACCGACGACGAGCAGGACGTGGTCGCCACGCTCCGCGTGCCCGCCGCGCCGTCGGACGCGCCGCCGGTGCGCAAGGACGCCGCGCCGCACCCCGCGACTGTGCTCAAGCCCCAGGACCGCACGCGCGCCGGGGTCGAGGGGGCGCGCGCCAACCCGCTCGCGGCGCCGCACCCGGCGACCGTGCCCAACCCGAACGCGCCGCACCCCGCGACCGTGCTGCGCCGCGAGGACGTGACGCGCGCGGGGATGGAGGCGATCCGCGTCTCGGACGTCAAGCCCCAGACGCGCGCCGAGCGGGCCGCGCAGCAGACGGCGCGCGCCGCCGTCGAGGCGGAGATCGAGCGCGAGAAGCACGAGCCCGTGATGTCCGACGAGGAGCTCGGCGCGCTGCGCACCGACGTCGACGCCCAGCGCCAGAAGAACGCGCAGCTCGCGGGCGGCGGCCAGATGGGCGCGCTCGAACCCCTCGTCGAGAGCGACGTGGACATGCACGCGCTCGACGAGCACCCGATGTCCGAGGAGGAGGTCGAGAAGCTGCACGCCGACGCCGCCCAGCTGCGCGACCGCAGCGAGGGCTCGCCGGAGGCCGGCGAGTCGAAGGTCGAGTTCGTCGAGGAGGACGTCGTGCAGGTCGAGGACGAGCTCGCCGTGGCGACGCAGCCCACCGAAGGCGCGGCCCCGGCCTCCGAGGCGCCCGCCGCGACGGCGGACGCTCCGAAGGCCCAGGAGAGCGGCAAGAAGGGTGGGAAGGGTGGGAAGGGCGGCGTCACGCTGCGCTGAGCGCAGCGCGCGTCACGCGACGGCGACGATCGAGGCGCTCAGGACCTTGTAGTCCAGCAGCAGGTTCACTCCGACCACTTCACCGGCCACCACGCCCGCCGCGCCCAGGGCCGCGATCGTCGCCGTCGCCACGAGATCCGTGTCGGTGTGCAGCGTGATCGCGGCGGGGGCGCCACCGATCTGCGCCACGGCCTGCTCGCCCGCGCCGCACGCGAGGTACGTGCGCGTCACGTCGACGAGGTTGCCCGCGCCGACCGCCGTCGCCCGCACGAGGGCCGACGCGGCGGCGTCGCCGTTGATAGCCGCTGCGACCTGCGCGAGCGTGCGGTTGGCCTGCGTGAAGTCCACGACGATGCTGTTGCCCGTCGTGGTCACGGCCGCGCCGCCCTGGTTCATGCGGATGGTTACGTTGATCAGGTTGCCCTGATTGCCCGCGCGCTGCGCCTGGAGGCGCAGGCGGTTGGTCGGGTCGGTGCCGGCCACCAGGAGGTCGGCGAACGCCGAGCCCGTGCCGTCGCCGCCCACGAGGAAGCGGAACGGACGCTGGGGCACCGCGTTCGGACCGACGATCGCCTGCTTGTTGGCGAACGGCGCGACCTGCTGCGCGGCGATGACCGCCGTCGCGCTGATCCACACCGAGGCCAGGGCCGAGCCCGCGACCTGCGCGGCGATCGACGTGGTGTCCGAGGCGCCGGCCGCCGGCACGATCGTGATCAGCACCTTGCCGTCCGCGTACTCCTCGACGGTCACCGAGCCTGCGCCCGACGCCTCCTTGATCCAGACGCCGATGTTGTTGCCGCCGGGGCCCTTCTGGACCGCCGTGAACGTCATGAGCAGCTCGGGCTTGTTGTACAACGGGGTCTTGCCCGCCGCGCTGAACGAGCCGAGGTTGACGCGCTCGCGGTAGATGTTGAGCACGGCCTTGAGGCCGGGGATCAGGTTTTCGCCGCGCACCGTGAGCGCGGCGCCGCCGCCCACCGAGACCGAGCCCTCGATCTGATGGATGCGCGGGCGGTCGCCGGGCACCCACTCCATCGAGTAGGACAGCGCCGGGCGCGTGTGCAGCGGGATCACCACGCCGTTGGTGTCGAGCGCGGGAATGCGAGCCTGCGAGAGCTTGCGCAGCTGCGGACGGAGGCGGTCCCAGACCGCGCCCGAGCAGCGCACGATGACGGTATCGCCGCCGTCGACGGACAGGCGCGTGAACTGGGCCTCGGGCGTCGACGCCTCCAGTCCGAGCACGTCCTGCGTGACGGACGGGGTGTTGGCGACGACGGTGATCTCTGCGTACATGGCGAGTCTCCTTTCGACCCTGTCAGTAAGGTCGGCGCCGAAAGTATAGTCAGCCGACCTTCGTCGTCGTGCAGCGGGACGACGACAGGTCGAGCGTCAGCGGGTTCGCCAGCGGCGCCAGCGTCGGCGACGGCCCCACGCTCGGCGCGCCCGTGGGGTGGACGTGCGTCGCGAGCAACCCGAAGAGGATGTCGAGCTGCGCCTTGAACGAGGCCATCGTCGCGCTCAGCTCCTCGTACTTCGTCGCGTGACTCCCCGCCGGCCCGAGCTGCACCGCGTCGGGCTGCGACGTGATGACCTTGAAGATCGACCCCTGGGGCGTGAACTCGATGTTGCCGCCGAGCGCCTGTACCGCGTAAAGCTGGCCGTCGCGCACCTCGAACCGCATCCGCCCGCGCGACACGACGGTGCGCGTGCCGGCCACGGTCTCGCTCGCGTTGCCGCCGACCTGCACGTCGCGGTCCTGGGTGACGTACGTCGAGTGCGAGCCGCCGACGTTCTCGGTCGCGTTGTTGCCCACGTCGTGCGTGGCGTTGGCCTCGTGGTGCACGCGCGCGTCGCCGCTGACGCGCTCGGTGCTCGCGCCCTCGACCTCGGTCTCGCGCCGGCCGTGGAAGCGCACCGGGTTCACGTCGCTCTCGCCGCCGCCGCCGTGCTGGTTGAGGCCGCCGGCCGCGAAGATCTCGCACGCGCCCGTCGCGCTCACGTGGAAGCGGAACAGCGCCTGCCCCTCGCGGTTCGTGACCTCCAGCTTGACCACGTCGCCGGTGTGGCCCACGTCGAGGCGGATCGTGTAGTTCTCCTCGTCGGCGCCGGTCTGCGTGATCTGGTCGGTGCCGCCGCGCCACACGAACGACGTCTTGCCGTCCTCGTTGAGGATGCGGCTCTCGCCCATCCACGAGATCATCCGGTACAGGCCCGTGACGATCTGCACGAGGTCGCTGTCGCCGAACGCCTGGACCTTCGCCAGGGCGCCGCCGCGCAGCTGCGCTACCTTGCCGTGCAGCGCGGAGACGGACGCGCCGTCGGGGCTCGTGCCCACGAAGTCGCCGGGCAGGATGTCGCGAGGCTCGTCGGGCGCGCGCGAGTTCGCCCCCAGGTTGCGCTGGAGCACCGGGTCGTCGCCGCCGTGTCCCGTCACGTCCGTGATCGACTGCGGCGTCTCGGAGTCGACCGACGCGACCTCCGGGGGCAGCACGCCCATGATGTACGGCAGCCCGAGCGCCCACGTCACCACGACGATCGTGCGCGGGGGCAGCAGCGTCATGTCGCCGGGGTGGCTGCGGATGCGCCCCATCTGCATCGTGCGCCCGGAGTTGAGCGCGACGCGATAGACCTGTCCGCGCGCGTCGCAGCTGAGGATCGTGCCGCGCTCGACGTGGGGCGTGCCCGCGCCCGTCGCGCCCGCGAGGGGGCCGGCCCCGCGTGGGTCGGCCATGCCCTGCGGGATGAGCGGGTCGGGCTGGGTGTTGAGACGGCCGGAGGGGCGGGCGGCAGGCGTGCGTCGGGCGACCATGCCCGAAGCGTACGCTACAGCGCGTTGACCGTGGAGTCGCCGAGGCCCGTGTCGCCGAACGTGCCCATGCGGTTGTAGGTCGGCTCGGGGAAGACGTTGGGCGCGAGGCCGAGCACCGCGTCCATGAGCGCGCGGCCGACGGAGGGGACCTCCATCGCGTCCGACGCCTGATAGGGCAGGATGCGGTCGCAGAAGCCGCTGACCTGCTCCATCACCATCGCCTGTCCGGCGCCGATCTGCATGCCCCACGAGTTGATCATGCAGAGCTCCAGGTAGCAGCTCGCGACGAGCGTGCGGCTCTTGGTGCGCATGATCACGGCCATGCCGAACGGGATGTAGAACAACTCCGAGTCCAGGTTGATGAAGAACTGGGAGTTCGGCGCGCCCTCGAACGCGGCCGGGTCGTCGAACTGGTCGGGGTTGAGTCCGCCGACCTCGACCGCGTTGTGGTACAGCGCGCGCAGCAGGTTGCGCCCGTTGATCATCACGCGCTGCACGTTCCACGACGACTGCGATTTGCCGCGCAGGAAGTACGAGCGGCCGGAGCCGATCGCCATCATGGGCGTCACGGGCGCCTGGGTCTGCACCCCAAACGCCGTAAACATCCCGAGCGCCATCAGCGTGCGGGGCGTGTTGCGCTCGGGGCGAGCGACCGAGCGACGCGCCGGACCGGCGAGCAGCAGCGTGTCGTCCGGGTGCGCGGCGTCGTACGTCGCGTTGTCGAGGATGCGCTCGACGTGGTTCCGCTGAAGGGACCACGTGGCCAGGGACTTGGTGACGCCGATCGGGTACGTGGGCATGGGCTCTCTCTACTCCGTAGGATAGGGGTCCAGGTTCAGTGCCCGTGTGCCTTGGCGCGGTCGTAGAGGGCCGAGCCCATCAGGGCGAGCCCGACGAGGTCCTTCGCCGACGGGGCGCGGTCGGCGGGGTTCGTCGCGAGACTGTGCGCCGTCGTGGCGCCGAGCCCGAGCAGGCCCGCCGCGTCGAGCGCGGCGTGCAGGCGCGGGTGCGTGTGCGGGTCGGTGAGCTTGGCGCCGATGAAGCTGCCGTAGCTCGCGATGTCGGCGAGGTCGCTCGCGCCCAGGCGCGCCACCTTGACGGCGACGCGGTCGAGCGCGAGCGAGCCGGTCTTGGGCGCGCCGCCGAAGCCCATGAACGAGGCGCCCTGCCCGGCGCCCATGGCGCCGGCCACCGGCGCGACCACGCCGGTGACCTTGCCCGCCATGTTCATCGCCTTGCCCGCCTTGCCGGCCGACGAGAGCGCGCCCATGCCGAGCATGCCCTTGCCGAAGTTGCCGGCGCCGCGCGCGAGGCCCCCGCCCATGCGGGCGAGGGTCCCCCAGAACGCGATCTTCTGCTTGGCGTTCATCATCACACCACGAGGTGGAAGGCCACCGTGTTCAAAGGCTTCGGCACCTTGCCGTTGAAGAACAGCTCGATGCGGTCCGCCGAGAACTCGCTGACGCCGATCGAGGTGATCGAGCCTTCGAGCAGCGGCGGGCCGAAGCGGGCGACGCGACGACCCTTGAGCTGCTCGGCGCCGTCGGAGACCGCGCGCGAGATCTCGTTGATCGTCTCGGGCAGCACGTTGTACTGGCCGATGAACGTCTCCAGGATGTCCTGGAAGAACTTCGACAAGAAGTCGACGTTCTTGACGACGGACAGCTCGCCGACCTCGATGGCCGTCGGGTCCGTCGTCAGCTGGTGGATGCACTCGGGCAGCGCGCCCGGCGTGCGCTGCACGCACACGAACAGGCCGCCGTCCGAGAGGCGCGACAGCTGCGGCTCGCTGAAGTAGCCCTGCGCGTGCACCAGCTTGGTGAAGCCGATGAACGTGCCGTTGGTGAGACCGGCCTGGGGCGGGATGCCCGCGATCACGCCGCCGACCGCGCACGCGAGGTAGAAGCTCGGCTGGAGCCCCGCGAGCGTGCGCGTCGTCGGCACCGCGCGCGGCAGCGAGCCGTCGCGCAGGTCCGAGACCTCGACCTGATCAGGCCACATGATCGTCAGGCGCTTCGAGCGCACCGACTGTGCGATCGTCACGAGCGCGAGGATCTGGTCCTCCAGCGAGAGCGCCCGCAGGATGCGGTAGTTCTGCGCGTTGGGCGTCGTGTTGTCGATGTAGCGGTCCTGGAGGCCGGTCGCGAAGAAGTGCGGCAGCTCCTTCGCGACCGACCCGGTGTCGTCCTCGCCGTTCGCGATCAGCAGGCGGTTCTCGTTCTGGACGGTGCTGACCTTGTAGCTCAGCACGCGACCCTCGAACGCCGTCGGCCCGTAGTTGTTCGGGTCGAGCGGGAACTCCACGGTGTCGCCGGGGAGCACGCCGGCCGAGAGGAACGTCGCGCTGCCGTCCTCCAGGCGGTTGAACAGGTCGTCGTTGAGCGCGACCGTCGCGGTGCACGATCCGACCACCGGCACGACCGAGGTGTACGGCCGGCGCTCGGTCCACGCGAGCGCGCCGTTGTTCGCGTCGGGGATCACCGCGCCCGCGTTGACGACGTCCACCGAGTTGGCGTTGTTGAACGCCGCGATCAGGAACGTGCCGTTGTTGGCGCCCGAGGCCGCGCCGCTGATCGTCAGGTAGTTGCCGACGCTCAGCGCCGTCATCCCGGTCAGGCCCGTGACGCGCATGTTGCCCACGGCCGCGCCCGCGACGATGTTCGCCGCCGCGCCGGTCTGGCCCGCGATCGGGTCGCGCGTCGCCTGCGAGGACGGCTCCACGACCTGCCCGCCGCCCGCCTGCACCGTCGCCAGCAGCAGGGCCGAGACGACGGGGTGGGCGTTTACGGCGTTTACGACCTGGGTGTGGGTGTGCGTCGTGCCGTCGACCGTCACGGTGATCGCGAAGCCGGCGATCGTGACCGCCACCGCCGGCAGGCCGGGGCTGGCCACGTACAGCACCGTGTACGGACCGCCGACCACCGTCGGGTTCTTCATCGCGTAGCGCACCGTGCCGAGCGTGCCGCCCGCGCCGGTCGACACGTCGACGCGCGCGAGGTTCGACACCTTGACGGTGCCGTCCGGGGCGCGGATCAGCAGCTCGATGTCGCCCGCGACGGCGCCCGCCGAGTCGTCCCAGCGGGACGAGCCCGGCACCACCTCGAAGGCGCTCGGGTCACCCGGGTTCGGGTAGTCCTTCGAGCTGTTGACGTGGCTCACGGTGTGCGTGCCGCGACGGTTCTGCCAGTCCGAGGAGCTCGGCGTCAGACCGAACGTCACGGTGTCGCCCGGGAGCACCGCGCGCACGCCGATCGACCCGGTGGAGACCGCCGCGATCGAGACCGTGCGGTAGCGGTTGGTGTTCACGCCCGTGGGCTGCTGCGCCACGCCCGAGATCGACCCCGAGTAGATCGTCTCGGTCGTCGGCAGCGGGATCGAGCCGAGCACGATGCGGAACTTCTGGATGACGCCGTTGGTCTGCGCGAAGTTCGGGTCCGCCATCTGGTCGAACTCGGCCTTGTACGCGGCGTGGACGTTGAGGTCCTGCGTCATCGGCACGAAGCAGTACAGGTCGCGCCGGTTCGACATCGCGCCGCGCGCGGAGGTGTGTCCGGCCGCGTCGTCGGTCGCGACGCCGAAGTAGTAGATCGGCACCGTGCCGCCGTTCTGGAGCGCGAGGAACGCGCCGACCGCGAGCGGGTTGCGCGCGTCGATCTTGCCGAGGCCGACCAGCGTCGAGACGCCGCCGACGACCCGGATGTCGTCGCTCGTGACCGAGCCGACCTCCTGGAGGTCCTGGCGCAGCGCGCGGTACGCGAGGTAGACCTCGGCGTACGACAGCGTGCGCGTCACCGTCGTCGTGGCCGGCGCCGGCACCGCGACCGTCGCGGCCGGGGTGAGCTGCACCGACAGGCCGACGCCGCCCTTGATCACGAGCTTGTCCGAGCCCGGCTCGGGGAACGTGACGATCGAGTCGGTCGGATCGAGCAGCTCCTGCGTCGCGAGCGTGCGCTCGACGCGGATCTCGCCGTTGGCGTCGTAGGTCCACTGCCCCAGTCCCGCGCCCGAGTCCGGCAGCTGCTGCGTCAGGCGCAGCTTGTTCTCGTTGCCGGGAGCGACGAGGCCCGAGCCGTTCGGCTCGCCGACGCTCTGCACGACGCGCACGACCGTCTGCTCGACGCCCGCCTGGGACGACGTCATCACGACGCGGTCGCCGGGCTGGATGCCGGCCGCCACGAAGTCGGTCGTCACGCCGCCCGTGATGGTCACGAGCGTGCGATCGGCCGTCGTGGTCGTGACGCTCCCGCCGAACACCGGCGCGACGCCCGCGCCGAGGTACGTCGACCCCAGCACGACGCGCGGCAGGCGGAGCACCGCCTTGACCGATGCGTGGTCGACCTTCGACCCGGCGCTCTGCCCCGGGTACCCGCCGTCGAGCACCGTGACGGCGTCGCTTCCCGTCGCGGGCGGCTGGTAGCCGGGGTACGTGCCGTTGCCGGCGCGCGCCTCCAGCTGCCCGTACGTCGACGGCAGCAGGATCGTCGCCGCGTCGTCCGGGTAGTCGAACAGGTCGTAGGCCGGACCCACGACGATGGTGTTGAGGTCGGGGGTGTTCGGCGTCGCCTGCGGCGACGCGAGCTCCTGGAAGATCAGAACGAGGGGCCGTGCCATGTGGTGTCCTCTCCGGTGTCGGCTGAAAGATAGGATCTCTTTACGGCGTGAGGTTTCATCGCGCGTTGCGCAGATCGAGCGCGCGCAGCTCCAGCCCGTCGCCGTTGCCGAAGTCCATCTTCGCGGCGATCTCCTTGAGGAGGGGTGCGATCGGGCGGGTGCGCCACGCGAACTTGATCATCGCGGTCATCGTGACGGTAGTCACCCACGTCTCGACGTTGCTGCTCGCGGGTCGGTACGGCTGCGTGTCGCTGATCGTCGGCGCGGAGAGGTCGTGGATACTGAACGCCTGCCGGATGTGGTTCTTCGACCCGAAGAAGAACGCGAACACCACGTCGGCGAGGATGGCGCTCACGCCGCGCGTCTCCGCGATGCAGAGCACCGAGATCGGGACGTTGGCCCACGCGATGAACAGCTCCGTCATCGACGGGCGGTCGATGTCGGCGCGGTTACCCACGACGACCTGCTGCGGCTGCGTGACGCCCTTCTCGACCAGCAGCGCGGGCGTGCGGTCGCGCGCGTCCGGCTCGTCGGTGTACTGGCTCTCGATGTAGATGCGCGTCTGCTCGGTCTCGGGCGGCAACGGCTGCGCGTCCGGGGTCCAGACGTACGGGTTGTCGTGGGCGTTGGCGCCGCTGAACCGCGCCTGAAGGCAGTTCGTGAACACCGCGACGAGCGCCATCGGCGACCCCGGAAAGATGTCCGGGTGCTGGTCGTCGACGCGGGCGGTGCCGAAGTAGGGTCGGACGTTGGGCATCTCAGTACAGCGGCTCGATGGCGTTGGGGTTCAGGGGGTACCGATAGAGTACGTGGTCGTGCGGCAGCTCCTGGCCCGAGACCTCTTGGTGCGCCGAGTTCAGCTGGATCTGCGTCTCGACCTGCTGGTCGAGCCGGAAGCGCCGATTGTCCGAGAGCCGCACGAGGACGTCGTCGCGCTCCAGCGTCGGGTAGTCCGGCAGCCAGAACGAGCCGTCGTTGGCGTCGCTCTTCTGGTTAGGACCCACGGCCGACGTGTTCGCCGTGACGTTGCTGCGCGCGTACGTGACGAACGGCGCCCAGTAGCCGCCGACGAAGCCGGTGCCCCAGCACTCCGCGCAGTTCGGCCGCACGACCTCCTTGGTGCGCTTGTCGGCGCACTTCAGGCAGCGCACGCCCCAGCGCCGCTTCTTGAGCAACACGACGCGCGTGCCGTTGAACTTGAGCGTCAGCCGGAAGTCGCGCTGCGTCTTGCGCAGGTACTGGCTCATCTTGCGGTCCGCGAAGAACGGCCCGGTCTCCTCCTTCGTCTCCAGCGTCGCGCCCGACGGCAGGCGGCACACGACGCGGTAGTGGACCTCCTGGAACAGGCGCAGCGAGTTCGGCTGGAGCACGTCGAGCGTCGACGCGACGCCGTTGAACTTGTCGTCGAACGAGTACTGGTCGTTGCCGGCGAAGAGCTGCTCCCACGGACCCTCGGGGCCGCCGCTGCGGTACAGCGTGAACTGGAAGACGCCGCTCTCGGTGGGCGCGACGTCGTCGATCGTCCACTGCACGAAGTAGCCGTACGGGAACAGCGCGCTGAGGCGGGTGATCTTGAGGTTCATGGCTGCGGCGGCTCCACCGGGGACTCCTGCGCGTCGCCCGTCGACTCGGCCATCTGGTCGAACGCCCGCCGGAGCGCGTAGCGCTTGGTCTCCTGACTGCCCGCGAGCTCGTGCGCGCGGTTCCACGCCCGCGACTCCGGCGGACGCGGGTCGATGTGGTCGGTGTCGAACTTCCCCTCGGCCAGGGGGGTGACGTTGGTCTCGGGCGACAGGCCCGCGCCTTTCACGAGCGTGCCCACGTCCTGGCCGCTCGGCGACATCTCGCGGCCGAGCACCGTCGCCAGCACGGGGCGGCTCCGCCCCGGGACGGCCTTGAACTGCGCGTAGCCGAGCACCGCCCCGTCGCGCCCGCGCAGCGGCACGTGGTAGCTGCCCGGCGGTAGGCCCAGCGCGTCGACGGCGCGCTGGAGGGGCCGCACGTTGCTGCGGGCGAACGGCGTGCGTTCCTCCATGCGGTCGTGCGCGTGGGCGGCACCCTTTACGGCGTACGGGGGTCCCTCGTCGCGCGGGCGGTCGTACCAGTTGAAGAAGTCGTTGGCGTCGAACGACGTGCCGACCTCCAGCGGGACCTGCTCCTTGCGCGACGCCCCGTTCGACCGGCTCGCCGGGTAGGCGGCGCCGGTGCCCTCGGCCACGGGCACGAGGTGGGTGAGGCGGCGCTCGGTCGGCGTCATCGCGTCACCGGCATCGTCGTGCGCTCGCCGGCCTCGAACTTGTCGGCCGTCGAGCGCTGGGCCGCCGACGCGGCGGACTCCAGGAAGTTCTGCTTGTAGTCGCCCGGCCACGGCAGGCGCAGCGGGCCGCCCTTCGCCGCCTCGCTCTTGTACTGCGGGGCGCCGCTGGACGAGGACGCGGGCTTCGGCGCCGAGACGGTCATGGAGACGCCGCTCGTCGCGCCGTCGGACGCGCCGCCCTCGGCCTTCTTCTCGGCCTTCTCGGGGAAGTCCTTGCCGCGCGACGCCTCGTCGTACTCACGCACCATGGCTGGCGTGATGCCGTGCTTGCGCGCGGTGGCGGTGTGGAAGAAGCGCCGCTGGCGGTCGGAGACGTAGGGCATACCCGAAGGATAGCCCTACGTCCTCAGCGGCTCAGGGATCAGATCGAGGAGGGCGGGGTGTCGAACACCAGCTGCTGCATCGACTCGGCGTTGCCGATGCCGATGCCGGGCGCGGCGTACGAGAAGAACGTGATGATGTCCGCGCGCTGCTCGATGAAGAGCGTCGCGTCCTGGAGCAGGAAGAAGTTCCCCAGGAAGTTCTGCGGGCTGAAGATCCAGCACTCGCGCGGGTTGTAGATGTCGGTCTTCGCGGTCGTGATGACCGGGATGCCCCAGAGGCGCTCCTCCTTGTCGATGCCCTCCTCGTAGTGCTTCCGGGCGATCGAGTCGCCGATCAGCGTCGCGGGGAGGTTCATCGCCTCGCGGTACAGCGAGTTGGTCATCAGCATCTTGCCGATGGGGCGGCGACGGTTGTCCATCGCCTGGAAGCCCTTCACGAACGCGCCGTTCGTGAACGCGCCGACCGACGTGCGCTGGTTCGCCGCGTTGCGGTTCACGAGCGTGAGGCACGTGCGGCGGAAGTACAGGTCCTCCTGGTCGGCGAGGTCCTTCACCGAGTTGTCCGCGAGGATCTTGCGGATGTCGTTCTGGTACGACATCAGCTTGAACTTGCTCTTCGTGAACAGGTCGCTCTGGGTCTTGCCGAAGTAGACCACGTAGCGCTTGCCCCGGAACCAGCGCGCGCGCGGCGTGCCGTCGAACTGCACGTACGTGGCCGAGGAGTCGGGCTCCTTCTCCACGATCTTGCGCGGCTCGTCCGAGTCGACATCGCGGTCGATCTCGTCGTCCTGGAGCGGCTGCGGCAAGAGGACCATGCGTACGGCCGCCTCCTGGCGGACGATGCTGCGGATGAACGCCGTGCCGGCCTCCTCCGCGAGCTTGGTGTTGCCGGAGCTGAGCATGCTCACGAACTTCTGGTTCAACGCAGTCGCGTTGGCCTGGACCGTCTCGGTGTTGTACATCGTCGTCGTCTCCCGATCTCGTTGTAGAGGTTAGTGCCCCTCGGTTTCCTGGTTGGTCTCCCGATCAGCCCCGCAGACCGAAGAACATCACGTGGAGCACGCCGTTCGCGAGACCCCGGTTGCCGACGTACGCGACCACCTGCGTGGTGAGCGCGGGGTTCGTCTTCGCCTCGAACTTGCCGGCGTTCGCCACGAGGGGCGTGCCGGGCGGGAAGCTCGCGCCGTTGAACTGATCCGTGAGGAACTCGGCGTGGCCGGTGAGCACGACGAGCTTGCCGAGCATGGCGCCGTCGAAGTCTTCGTCGCCGCCGTGCACGAAGCCCATCGGAATCGGCAGCGCAGGCGTGCCGAGCACCGGGGACGTCGCGAGGTCCCAGTAGCCGTTCGCGTTGAGGGTCACGCAGACGCCGGGAACGATCGTGCCCGGCTGGGGCGTGCCCTGCGCGTCGGGCGTGGTGACGCCGGTGCCGGCGTCGATCGCGGTGGCCGCCTCCTGGGCGAGCACGTCCGAGATCCACAGCGCGGCACGGCCGCCCGGGTTCGGCTCAGCGGAGATCAGGTCGTAGTTCGAGTTGAGCTTCATGGGATCAGTACCTCGTCGTGGATGTTAGGCGTCGCGGACGCGCGGCGCGGGTCGTCGCTTCAGTCGGTGTCGGGCCCGTTGAGGATGGTGTCCTCGAACGCTTCCCAGGCGAGCTTGGTGGCCTCGTCGCCGCTCTCGGGCGCGGCGCCCGCTGCCCGCGTCTCGCTCGGCGCCCCGAGGGGCGTCGGGCGCTCGGGCGCAGCGGTCTTCAGCATCTTGCCGAGGACCGTCTGCATCTCCGGGTCGTCGGCCGCCGCGAGCTTGTCGCGCACCGTGGCCGGGAGGTCTTCGCCCGTGCGCTGCCGGTACAGCTCGCGCATGAGGTCCACGCTGCTGGCCGTCTTGGTCTCGGGCGTCGCGGCGGGCGCGGCGGCCGGCGCCGGCTGCGCGTCGAGGTCGTCGGCGAGCAGGTCGAGGGCGGTGGCGATCTTGGTGAGCGCGGTGGTCATGGCGACGAGATCCGTTCGCGAAGGAGTGTAAGACCCCGCACCGCACGCAGCGCGAGGGCGGACTTCTCGAAGAGCCGCACGGCGCGCGAGTCCTCGGCGCTCCGTACGGCGTGCGCCAGCTTGCGCAGCGGCGCACCGGGACGGTCGTCGTCCCCCGGGACCTCCCGCGCGGGCGGCGCGGGCGGCGGCGAGCGAAACCCGGCCGTCTTTACGGCGTTCAGGCTCGCCCACGTGATCTGGGGCTCCGGCAGGTCGCGTAGCGCGCCCGCCAGGGCCCGGACCTGCCCCGACACCGTCTCGGGCAGCGCCGAGGCGGTCTTGGTCGCCGGGCGGGGCGCCCGGGGCAGCGTGCGCAGGACTTCGTCGAGGGTCGGCATCTACGGCTCCACGAGGTGGCGGCGAATGGCAGGATCGAAGGCCGCGCTCTCGGAGGCGTGCTTCGCCTCTCCGAGCGCAGCCTCGGCGTCACGGAAGTACTCCGCGACCTTGGGAGCGACGGCCTCGAACGCCTCCTTGCGCAGGTCGCGGTGCGCCTCGATCAGCGCTTGGCGGCGTGCGGCGTTCATCCGCCGCTCACCAGGAGCTTGCCGATCTCGTAGCCGTGCGCGTAGTGCTCGGCGGCCTTGACCTGGACGACCTGCTCCAGCTCGGCGGCCTCCTTGTCCTCGGCCTCCTTGAGCTGCGCGTCTTCGGCCTCGGCGGCCTTCTGCACGCGCGCGAGGAAGGCGCGCGGGTTCTCCTGGGCCTCCTTCACGAGCGCGACCATCTCCGGGTCGAGCAGCGACTCGCCCTGGAGCGTGCCGGCGGCGGCGGCGATCTTCTCGCCCTGCTGCGCCGCGAGGCTCTCCGCGACCTTCTCGTACATGCCCAGCTGGGACATGAACCCGTCGGCGATGGCCGCGCCGAACATGTTGCCCAGCGCGAGCGAGCCGGTCTTGTCCTGCGCCGCGAGGTCGGCCGCCAGCTTGTCGAACAGCGGGCCCGCCGCGCCGGCCGGGCTCGCCGCGCCCGCCGTCTTCTCGCCGGGCTGCGTGACCGCCGCGAGCGCGGCGGCGACGGCTCCGGCCGTCTTGGAAGCGGGCTGTCCGCCGGCCGCCGCAGCCGGGGGCTGCTGCGCGCTGGCGATCTTCGGCATCTTCTTGTTGAGCGTGTCTTCGAGGTTCATGGTGGCTCCTTCCGTAGGGTAGTCAGCGCCAAACGCAGCGGCTGATGTTCGCGACGAGACGTGCGACGTTGAGGCCCGGCGCGCCGTGCGCGTCGCCGGTCTCGACCTCCGCGCCTTCGACGAGCGCGGCGACCTTGTCGGCCAGCGGCGTCGCCGCGAGCCATCGAGCGTACGCCGCGCCGCCCGCGCTCGCGACCTTTGCGAGCAGCGCGGCGTAGTCGGCGCGGCCGACGCGCTCGACGAGGTCGGCGGCGGCCTTGTGCACGACGTCGGCCCGCGCGGGACGCGCGAACGCCGAGACCTTCACGAACTCGGTTCCGCCCGAGACGGGCACGCCCTGGTCCGTGAGGTAGCGGCCGTAGCGGTAGGGTCGGATGCGCTTGCGCAGCGCGCGCTGCGTCGCGTAGCCGGCCGCGAGGCCCGCCGGCAGCGACCAGACGCCGGCCCCGGGGCCGAGCGCGGCGCGCAGGCCGCCCGCGTAGAGCGCGCCGAGCAGCGCCGTCGAACCGAGCTGCGCCTTCACGTCTTCGTTGTGCGCCGCCATCGCCGCGCCGCGCGTCGTCTGGTACTGGCGCCCCGTGTAGGGGTCGGAGAGCGTGAACACGTCGGTCTTCGCCGGCTCGGTCGCGCGGTAGTACGCGCCCGGTCCGATCGGCAGCTGGCCGAGGTCGCTCGGCGCGTACGCTTGCTGGCGCAGGTAGTCGAGGACACCGCCGCGCTTCTCGACCCACGCCGCGAGCGGGTCCACGAGCTCGTCGTTTACGGCGTCGACGCGCAGCGCGACGAGCGCGCCGAGCTTCGCCTCGACGTCCGGGTAGCGCGCCACGACCTCGGTCAGCACCGGCTCCAACGCGACGAGGCGGTCGAGGTCCGCCTCCGTCGGCGCGACGCCCGCCGTCTTGGCGAACAGGTCGATGACTTCGCCGGTCGCGAGCACGACGCCGCACGCCGCGAGCGACGACAGCGTGCGTGTCACGCCCGCCGTCTTCGCCGCCGCGTAGACGGCGTCGGGCAGGCGGGGCCACTCGCCGACGAGGCTGGCGGCCTGTACGCCGTAAGCGGTGCCGAGGGCCTCGGCCGTCTTCGCGGCGCCGCTGCGGATCTCGATCGCGCGCGCCTCGTACGCCCGCAGCTGCTCGCCCAGGTCGGCGCTGTAGCGCAGCGGCGCTTCGCCCGCGACCTTCTTCATCATCCACCCCGTGGGGTCCGCCGGGCGGAACACGAAGCTGATGTCGAAGAACTTCGGACTGGGGTTGAGCACCGCGACCTTGCGGCCGTCGGGCAACACGCGGCGCAGCATCCGCAGCGCGTGCTCGCAGTACTGCGCGCGCGTCGGGGCGCGGTGGCCGCAGATCGTGCAGACGTCCCACCGGACGTGGCACCCCATCGAGACCGCCGGGAAGTCGCCGTCGCCGATGCGCTGCGCGATCTCCGGGTCGCGGCCGTTGACGAACTTCAGCAGCAGCTCGACCCGGTGCATGTACGGGTTGAGCAGCGCCTTGTTGATCCAGCCGAGCGACTTCGACGGGTCCTTGTTGACGTGGTGCTTGTAGATGCCGCCGTGCTTCTCGAACGACTGGTAGTGGTGGTGCAGCGTCTCGGGCTCGGCGATCCAGCCGTCGAGCGAGCCGGTACACTCCGGGTGTCCGCACGACGCGAGCTCGCCGACCTTGTACGGCGCGTTCGGGAAGCCGTCGCCGTTGCGGTTGTCGTCGTAGAACTCGTACGCGCCGAGCGCGTTGACGAGGATGTACGAGACGCCGGCCTCGGGCTGCACGGTCGTCAGGAAGTCGTAGAGCGGGGAGTGCCCCTCGGCGAACGCGCGCTTCTCGATGCTCAGTCCGCCGCGTGGCCCGCGCCACGCGACCAACTGCACCGTCGGCTCCCCGGTCTTTGGGAAGCGCTCGTCCAGTTCCAGGAGCTTGTCCATCGCGGAGAAAGATACGACCGTCGCGCGCGACGGTGCTAGGGACGACGAGGCCGACCCGCGCGGGCGGCGGCGGCGGTCTGCGCCTTCATGAGCTCCATGCGGGCGGCGTGCAGCTCCGCGTCGCGCGCGAGCTCGGCGGCCGAGCGGTTGCGCACCTTCGACTGCTGCGCCAGCGCCTTGAGTCGCGCGTCGTGCAGCTCCTGCGCGCGCGTGCCTTCGAGCGCCTTGGCGGCGTCGGCGGCGCGACCCTCGCGCATCTCGGCGCGCAGCTGCCCGGCGCCGTGGCCGAGCATCGCGCCCATCGCGGCGCCCGGCAGGCCGAAGCGCAACGCGCCGCGCAGCCGGTCGTCATCGTCGGCCGCCGCGCCGAAGCCGGCGCCCGCCAGCCCGCCGCCGACCGCGCCGACCGCTGACGGGTGGTTCTTGAGCGCCGCCAGCAGGCTCGACGCGAAGCCGGCGTTCTTCTGGAAGCGCGCGAGGTCGCGCAGCGCGGCCTCGGCGTTGAGGTCGCGAAGGAACTCGACTTCGGGCGTCGTGTACGCGCCCTCGGCCGCGAGCTTGTCGAGCGTCGCGTCGACGAGGGCGGCGCCGACGAGCGACGCGACGAACGCCTCGCGCGTCGCGCGGTCCTCGCTCAGCTTGGTGCCGGCGTCGCTCGTGGCCCACGCGTCCAGGGCGAGGCCCGCGAGCCCGTCGAGCAGCGAGTCGCCGCGACGGAGGGCCGCCGACTTGACGGCGCCCCACAGCACCCGCGCCTCGCGCGTCTTTACGGCGTTATCCGTCACCGTGCAGCTCCTTGTAGGCCGCGATGCCGTCGCGGACGATTCCCTGGTTGACGTGGTCGACGGCGACCTTCACCGCCAGGGCCTTGACGACCTCGGGCAGCGTCGGCGCGGCGGGCGGGTAGCCGCCGTTGCGGTGGAGCACCTCGAACGCGAGCTTCGCCCAGCCGTGGGTGCGCAGAGCCGCGCGGAGGCGCGGCGAGACGAGGGTGTTGATGTTCATGGCGTGCCGCGTCCCTTCGCGTTCTGGATGAACTTCTCGGTCTCGGTCATCAGGCGGATCGTCGCGAAGTCCGGTCCGGTGCCGTGCATCTTCGACATCGTCGCCTGCCGCAGGAACGTCCGCGTCGCGAGCGGGTTCTTGGCGATCGACGGGGCGAAGGTCTTGAGCGTGTGGAACGTGTCGGCAAGGCCCTGCGGGTTGTCGCGGTGCTCAGCCTGGAGCATCTCGTCGCCCTCCAGCGCCTGCTGGAACGCCGCGCGGTGCTTCGGCTCGTCGTAGAGCTTCTTCTTCAGCACCTTCTGCACGGCGTCGATCGGCTCGCCGACGAACTTCGTCGCGAGCTGGTTGGCCAGCGAGTTGGCCATCGCGCCCTGCATCGTCGGGTACACCGGCGCGTACGCCGCCCGCTTCTCCTCGGCGAACTCGTCGTAGCTGGCGTACACCGCCATCGTGGGCATCGGCGTCGCCATGTTTTGCTGCGCGTTGGTCATGTAGTCACGCATCCGGGCGTCCTGCTCGGCCGCAGCCGGTCCTCCACGGAGCATAGACGTGCCGAGCGCCGCGCCACCAGCGGCGAGCGCGAGGGGCGCCGCGTTGCGCGAGAGCCAGCCCTGACCGGCCGGCGGGTTTACGCCGTTTGGCACGCCGGCCGAGGTCGCGCCCGCGCTCGGAATCGCGCCGCTCGGCGGAACGTAGGGCGTCTGCGCGGCCGGGGCCTGCGTGGCGGGCGCAGACGCCGCCGGTGCCTGCGCGCGCGGCGCGGCGGCTGCCGGCGCGGCCGGTGCGGGTGCGTGGTGCGCCGGCACGGCGTGACCGTGCATCTGGAGGTACTGCGCGGGCGTCATCTTCGAGTAGTCGATGTGCCCCGCGAGCGGGTCGGCGTGCAGCCCGTGCTGCTGCGCGACCTGCGCGGCGTTGCGCAGCTCTTGCTCACCCTGCTGCACCTGCCGGAAGCGCGAGACGGCCTTGTCGGCGGCGCGCGTCGCGCCGAACTCCTGCTTCGCGCCCGACAGCGCGCCGCGCAGCTGCTGCCCCGCGCGTGCGAGCAGGCCGGGGCTCTTGTCGCCGACGCCGACGCCCATGGGCAGCGGTTTGACGGCGTTGCCGACGATGTTGAGTGGCAGCGCGTCGGCGGCGTGCAGCGTGTTCACGGCGCTCTGGAGCGCCGCGCGCGACTTCTGGTTGTGCGCGACCTGCGACGCGCCCGCGCGCATGCCGCGCAGACCGGCGCCGAGCTGGTGGAAGATGTTGGCGTTCTTCTCCAGCGCCGCGTCGATGTGCGCCAGGACCGCTTCGGCGGTGGCGTCATCCATGGCGCACGACCTTCTTGAGGTTCGCGATCTTCGTCGCGACCTCCTCCTGGCGCGCCACGAGCGCCGCGAACTTGGCCCGCACCTCCATCGCCGTCTTCAGCCGTGCGGTGAGCTCGTCGGGCACGCCGACCCACGCCTCCTGCAAGGCCGCGAGCTTCGTCGCCACCTCGTCGTCGGCGGCGCCGTCGCCGAGCGCGCCCATGCGGCAGCGGTGGCGCACCGCGTTCAGCTCCGGCAGCACGTCGGCACCAAAGAGCGCGACGGCGTTCTTCTCGAACTCGTCGTGGCTCCAGCCCTGGTACCGCGCGCGCTCCGCGACGGCGCCGAGTGCGTCGTCCCACGCGAAGTTCAGCGCGTGGCGCTCGACCGCCAGCTCGCCGGCCAGCTTCTCCGCGCGCCGCAGCTCGACGAGCGGCGAGCGTCGCGGCGAGAGGAATCCGTCGATCTCGTGGGTGAGCGCCGCGACCTTCTCCTGCGCGAAGAGCGCCGGGTCCGGGGGCGGCGCGAACTCGTCGCGCAGCTCCGGGTACTCCGCCGCCGCCTGCTTCGTGTGCGCGAGCGCCACCGACTGGTGGAGGCTCGCGATCACGGACTCGGGGTCGGCGAGCTCGAAGTTGGGCGTGCGGTCCGGCTCTCCCTTGAGCGACGCGTGCTTCTGCTCGAACGCCTTGGTGTTGGCGTTGCGGCACAGGCGCCGGATCTGTTCGGGGTTGAGGCCGTTGTCGCGCGCGGTCTTCGTCGCGAGCTCGTTGAGCGGCGCGCCGTTCTGATCGCGGCCGGCCCAGTAAGCACGCGCGATAGCGGTCGCCTCGCGGTCGAAGTCAGCGTTGTCCCATGTAGCCATCGGCGTGCCTCAAAGGTAAGGGGCGTTTTCAGCCCTTGATGATCTCGTCCCGCGTCACGCCGAGCTCCTCGGGCGTCTTCGTAGAGCTTTTGCTCGTGAGGGCGAACTCCAACGCCGCGAGCGCGTCGGAGACGCGGTTGGCGGCGGTCGCGCCCTTGATCGTGGCGGCCGTCGCGGCGGCGGCGCGCCCCCACTTGAACGACTCCTGGGCGACCTTGCTGGTGATGGGCTTGCCGCGATGCTCGAACGCGCGGCTGTGCGCCTCGCCCATCATGTCCTCCAACACCACCTGGGGGTCGGGTGCGGTGCGCGGCGTGAGCCGGTAGCGGTCGAGCAGACGCGGCGCGCCCTCCACGAGGGCCAGCTCGTAGATCTCGCGCTCGTCCTTCGTCAGCCGCAGCTGCTGGACGTACTGGCGCATCGCGAAGACGCTGCCGAACACCGCGCGGTCGAAGAAGAGGGTGCGGTAAACGGCGTAAACCCCCTCGCGCAGCTCCAGCGCCGCCTCGACCTCGGTGTCTTTGGCCACGCACAGGCACAGCGCGTCCATGACGTGGCGGTACGACGAGCGGAAGATCTCGTAGGCCGTCGTCACGACCGGATCGTCCGCCTGACCGCGCAGCACGCGGAAGAGCGCGAGGTCGAGCGCCTCCGTCGGCGGCTCAACGCCCGTCTTCTCCGCGAGCGCCGCGATCTCTTCGTACTTGTGCCATGGCGCGACAGCGGGCTGCATGATGAGTTGATTATGCTGAGCGCGCACCAGCCGGCAACAGCTGGTCGCCGTACTGCTCCAGCGACAGCACCGCGTCGCCCAGCATGCGGAACACGTCGCGCACGACCTGCTCCAGCGAGGTGTACGCCTCCTCGCCGATCCGCTCGCGGATCTGCTTGCTCTTCACGTAGAGCAGCAGCAGCGTGCGCCCGAGGCGGTCGAGCGCGTTGTCGAGCGACGGCGTGTAGTTCTGGAGCAGGTCGCGGATGCTGCGCACGTTGGCGAGCGACGCCACGGCCGACGCGTCGAACACGCCGTCCTGCTCCAGCTGCATCGCCTGATCCAGAAACTGCGGCGCGACCTGCTCGCCGAAGAGCGCCGGGTTCGGCTCCTTCGGCATCACGGGCTGCGGCATCGGCGCCGGCTGGCCGCCCATGGCGTTCGGGTCGCCGCCCTGCATCGCCATGGCGTTCGGGTCGCCGCTCTGCATCGGCGTGCCCTGCATCGGCGCGCCCTGCATCGGAGCGCCCTGCATCGGCGCGCCCTGCATCGGAGCGCCCTGCATCGGCGCGCCCTGGCCCTGCGGCGCGCCCTGCGCGGACATGCCGGGCACCGGCGCCATCGCCGGCTGACCCATCACGTCTTGCGCGGGGCCCGCCATCATGCCCGCCGCGCCCATCGGCGCAGCCATCGCGCCGCCGCCCTGGTCGATGCCCTGGGCGCGGCCCTGAAGCTCGGTGAGCATCTGGCGCATCTGGTCGAGGCTCTGCTGCTGCTGGTCGATCAGCTGCAACTTCTCCGAGATCGCGAGGTCGATCCCCGTCGGCGGCGGGGGGGCCTGCATGGCGGCCATCGCGTTCGGGTCCATGGCCATCGCGTTCGGGTCCTGGTTCGGGTCCGCGCCCGCGTCCTCGCCCCCGCCGCCGCCCTTCGGTGCCGCCGTCTTAGGCGTCGCCCACGCGTTCAGCGGCAGGCCGTTGGACACGGCCTCGACCACGCGCGAGGCGTCCGGGACGCTTACGCCGTACAGGTTCGCGACCTTCACCACCGCTTCGAGCACCGACAGCTTGGCGCGGTCGTCGCCGACGCGGAAGCCGTCGTGGTCGCGCGCGACCTTGATGCGCGCGGCGCCGGTCTTCTCGATCTGCGCGTCGAGCGCGCGCCCGATCAGCTGCGGACGCGCGAGCACGTCGCGCTCGGCCAGCTGCTCCTTGATCGGGAACCAGCGGTAGCTCTGCGGGAAGACCATCACGTTCTGCGCGGGCGGCGCCACGATCTTCGAGCCGCGCATCTTCTTCGAGATCACGGCCGTCATGTTGTAGCCGGCGCCGAACGAAACCATGTCGCCGCGCGCGGTGGGCTGCTCGGCGAAGAACGGCTCCGTCGCGCGCAGCGTCAGGTCCTCGGACGAGATCAGCACGCCCTGCTGGTTGGCCTGCGGGCTCTCGCGCGTCATCGACTTGAGCATCGCCGCGACCTCGTCGAACGACTCGCTCACGACGGGCTCCGCAACGAGCTCCGACACGCACCCGCCGCGCCCGTCGGCGAGCAGCACGAGGTACTTGCGGTCTCCGCCACCGTAGGGCGGCGGCACGTCGTTGATCGTCTTGCGGTTGTACGCGCCGTACGCCATCGCCTGATGGTCGGTCTTCGGCGGCGAGACGCAGACCGGGTGCGGCACGACCAGCGCCTTCGCGCTCGTGCCGTCCGCGAGGTACACGCGGTAGACGCCGGGGTACTCCGGGGCCGTCAGCGCGAGCGTCTCCTCGGCGCCCACGGCGATGTCGTTGAGCGCGCCGCTGCGGCGGTCCTTGATGTAGAAGCCGTGGTAGCGCAGCGCCTTGTACGCCTCGGGCACGTCGCCCGGCGCGATCTCCTTGCGGATCTCCTGGAGCGGCATGCCCGCGACCGCGAGGTAGACGTCGTGCTTCTGCGGCACCTCGGTGCGGAACTCCGCCGCCGTCTTCGCGGGCGCCTCCGCGACCGCGAACGCGTCGCGCAGCGTCGCCGCGCCGTAGACCTCGGCCATCTTGCGGAGGTAACGCGGACGCTTCGCCAGCCAATTCGCGAACGCCGTCTTCACGCCGTCCGGCATGCGACTCACGACCTCGGGGAAGACGTGCGGGGCGTCGTCCGCCGCGCGCTTCTCGTTCTCGTAGGCCGCGCGGAACACGTCGAGCAGCTCGTCGTCGGTGATCGACGCCGGGTCGAACTCGTCGGCGTAGCTGTAGCGTCCCGTCGTCGGCGGGACCACGACGTTGCGGATGTCGACGTCGGTGTTGAGGTCCTTCGGCGGCTCGATGCCCTGGCCGAGCGAGCTGACGCCGCCCGACGTGGCCTTCTCGATCCACTCGGTCGTCAGCGGGTAGAACCGGTCCTTCGACCGGACGTACATCATGTCGAGGGGCTTTACGGCGTTATCTGCGATCACCGCCGGCACGAACAGCACCTCGGGTCCGCGCTTGAGGATGAACGCGCCGACGCCCTCGCCGGCCGGCGCGTCGGTCGCCAACACGCGGAACGACACGAGGTCGCCGTACAGCTCGGGGTGGGTCTTCTGGAACGCCCGGTACGCGAGGTCCGAGAAGCCCTTGGAGAAGAGCTCCTCCTCGTCGTCGGGGCTCGTGGGCTGTGCGAAGCCCTGCGTGCGGGGCGACTGCGAGAGTGGGAAGCCGTTCATGGTCATCGGGGTGGGTCTCCTCAAAAGCGAACGCCTGCTGCCGAAGTATACGGCAGCAGGCGTTCAGACCCAGCGCGACGCGGCTTTGGGCTTCGCGATCAGCCCTGGCGCAGCTGCGCCACGTAGCCCTCGCGCAGCTCTTCCGGCATGCCCGCGAGCGCGATCACGTGGGCGCGCTTCTCGTTCTGCGACATCGTCGCCGGGAGCTGGCCGCCCCACTTCGCCGCCGCTGCCTTCACGGTGGCGTCGAAGCTCGCGCTCTTGGTCTCGCGCGCAGGCGTGGTGTCGGGGTTGGTCTTCTCCGGCCCCTTCGGCGCGTCCATCGAGGCGCCGACGTGCCCCACGTTGGGCATGTCGGTCTTGCCGTTGCCCTTGAGGTACTCCTCGGTCTTGCGGTTCTCCTGGTCGAGCTCCGCGTTGGCGTTGTCCTTCGCCGCGCTCTCGGGCGTGTTCTCGCCCACGTCGTTCAGCGAGCCGTCCGCCGCCGCCTTCAGCACGGCGAGCAGCTGCGCCTCCTTCGAGGACTCGTCCTTGCCCTTGCTGGCGGCGTGCATGGCCGCCGCACCGCCGGCCGCGCCCACGGCCGCGCCCACGGCCGCGCCGGGCCCGTGCTTCTTGGCCGCGCTCGCGATGGCGCCGCCCGCGTTCTTGGCCTTGTCCTTGGCCTTCGCCGCCGCCGCGCCGACCGCGCCCTTCGCCTTGGTCGCCGCGCCGCTCACGGCCTTGCCCGCGTCCTTGGCCTTGCCCTTGAGGCCCTTCATCAGGTCCTTCATGGCCGCGACCTTCGGGTCGGACTCGCCGCCCTCGTCGCCGCCCATGTCGGGCGGGCCGTGGTCGTCGCCGCCGTCGGGCGCGCCGTCGTCGTCGTCGCCGTCGAGCAACCCGTGCTCCATGAGCACCTGCTCGATCGCCGCGACGAGCGCCGGGTCGGGCTCGGCGCCGTGCGCCTGCTGCGCGCCCATCACGTGGTCGAGCATCCCGTCGAGCTCCTCGGCGGTCTTCACGTTCTGGACGATGTGCGCCATCACTTCGAGGCCGGCCGTCCCGCCCTCGGCGAGCGCCGCCGACGCGAGCACCAGCTTCGGCGTCACCGCCGCCTCGCGCTTCGCGAGGCCCTGCACGAACGTCGCGGCGCGCGCGACCTTCTCCTGGGCCTGCTTGTCGAGGTGCGTGAGGCTGTTGTTGATGGCCGGGCCCTTGGGCGCCATCGGGTGCGGCATCTGCTTGCCGATCACGCCGCCCTCGGGCATGTCGGTCTTGCCCATGCCGACGAGGTACTGGAGCGACGACCGGTTCTTCTGGTCGAGTGCCGCGACCGCGCTGGTCTGCGTCGCGCTCTCCGGCGTGTTGGTGCCGGTGCCGTTCAGCGACGCCTCCTCCGCCGTCTTGTCCATCATGAACGCGGCGATCTTCATCGCGCGCTCCTCCAGCGGCATGTGCGACGCCTGCTTCGCCATCGCCTGGAGCGACGCCGAGGGGGCGTGGCCGCGCTTCACCGCCTCGTCCGACGCGTCGATGAGCCACTGGCCCATCTTCACGTAGGTGTCGTTCGGCAGCGGGCCTTCCAGGACCTGCGGCAACCCGAGGTCGGTCGCGATCTTGTCGAAGACCCCGATGGCGAGGTCGTCGTTCGCGAAGGGCGCCATGCGCCCGGCGTCGGACATGCCGTCGGCCATGCCCTTGAGAAGCGTGCGGGTGAACAGAGTCGTCGTCATTGGGGGGTGCTCCTTGGCTCCAGTGCGTAGTCTAGGTCGCGGGGGTCGTGTCGTCAGTCATCGCGAGCGGGGAGTTGCTCTTCCACGCGCGCATCAGGTGCTTCGGCACGTCGAGCTCGATGTTCTCGGGCGTCGGCGCCGGGGCGGGCCTGGGGTCGAACTTCGAGCCGACGTAGCGCGCGGCGCCCTGGACCGCCCCCTGGAGGGGAATGCCGAGCAGGCCGAGGCGGGCCGTGAACGGCGCCGCCGCCATGCCCGCCACGGCGTGCGCGATGTCGCCTTTGCGCGTCTCGGGGTCGCCGCGCAGCGCGACGTTGCCCAACTCCAGCGCCGGCATACCCACCGACAGGGCCTTGAGCCACGTCGGCGAACCCGGCGAGAGGTAGAAGTCCTTGGCGTGGCCGCCCATCGTGCGCGCGACGCTGCCGGTCTGCTTGTAGCGGTCGCGCAGCTGCTGCGCCACCGTGATCGGGCTGCCGAACACGGCCTCGCGCCCGAACTCGGCGACGTGCTTGCCGAACGCCTTGGCCTTGTTGGCGATTCCGGGCGCGGCGGGGGCCACGGCGTGCTCGCGGAACAGGTCCTTGAGCCCGTACCGTCCGAGCACGCGCGCCCGTGCCGCTGTCTTTACGGCGTTCAGCCGCTCCGCGAAGTCAGAATGCACCGCCGGCTCCATGGTGAAGTTCCGCGCCGAAAGCATACGCCGGCACCGGGTGCGTGCCGTGGATGTCGGCGGTCTCGCCGAAGTGCGCCGCCTCCTGGATCGTGCTCTTGAGGTAGCGGTGCGCCAACCGCGCCATCCAGTCCTTCTCCAGCAGCGGGTTCATCGTGAACGGCTTCATGACGAACTCGACCGGCGGCATGCTGCGGTTGACGTAGACCTCCGCGACGCCGTGCGCCTTGAGCTCGCGCGCCAGGGCCGGCGTGACGGGCGTGCCCACGGTGTGGTGCAGCACCTCCTGCCCGAGGCGCTGCCCCACGGCGTCGGCGACCGGCACGCGCGTCGTGCCCGCGCGGTACGCCTCGCGGAAGGCGTTGTAGTTGACGATGTCGCCCTTGAGCAGCTCCGGGTGGTCGGGGTCCGCGTCGAGGAGCCGCACGTGGTTGATCTCGCTCTTGGCGAGCAGCTCCAGGTGGCGCCGGTCGAGGTTGATGCCCTCGTTCTTGTACAGGCCGTGCAGCGCGTCGACGAAGTACGCGCGCCCGGCGCCGAGCCCCTTGTAGCCGACGACCTTCGCCGGGTGCGGTACGCCGCTCGTCAGCGCGTCGCCGCGCTCGACGACGTCGCCGACCTTCGCGCGTAGTGTCAGGTCGGGCCCGGCGTAGACCTTCTTCGCTCCGAGGTGGACGTAGTGGCCGCCCTGCGGCGCCGCCTCGATCTTCGTGACGGTGCCGTGCTCGGGCGCGAGCACCGCCTCGTGGCGAAACGCCGCCGGCACCTCCAGCATCTGCCGCACGCCCTTGAGCCCCGTCGGCGCCTTGTCGGTCGCCTTCACGGTCAGCGTGCCGTGGCGCGACGACAGCGCCATCTGCGTCAGCGGCTCGGCCATCGCCTGCGCGGCGCGCACGCCCACGGTCATGCCGATCGGGTGCAGCTGCCCCTTCTCGTTGTGGCCCTGGCACATCTGGCAGACGCCGTGCTGCGCGACGCACGTCATCGGCGACCGCACGAGCAACCGGTCGACGTGCTTCGCCTTGAGCTGCTGCACGAGCTGCGGCGTGACGAGCGTGTTGCGCGGCAGGCCGTGGTCGGCCTGGGTGTAGCGGTCGAGCACGTGCCCGTCGTCGACCGACATCTTTACGCCGTTCACGGTGCCGCAGTCGTTCGTCGTCACGACCTTCGAGATCATGTTGGCGACGAGCACCTTCGCCATCTCGCCCGGCTCCGAGACCGAGATGCGGGCCTTGACCTCGTTCTCGCGGATCTCGGGCCCCGTCATCCAGTACTGCGCGGGCGTCAGGCCCTCGGCGTACGACCGGTCGATCAGCTGGTGGAGCACGCCGTGCTTCGGGTGCACCGTCGCGAGCGGCGTCGCCACGATCTTCATCAGCTGCGCCGGATTGCCGCGCGCGCCCGAGAGCGCCATGTGGGTCATCGAGCCGGGGTGCTGCTTGGTGTGCGCGAGCAGCTGCTCCTGCGTCTCGACGATCACGCGCTCACGCGCGGCGGGGTCCTTGAGCTTCTCCAGCTTCGCGAGCGCCGGCCGCACGATCGCGTCGCGGGCCTCGTAGTCGGGCTCGATGTCGTCAAGCCCGACCGAGATGCCCTCCAGCGTCGCGATCTCGTCGCCGCGACGCTTGAGCGCGAGCACCGTCGAGACGTACTTCTGGGGGTCGGCCTTCGCGAGACCGACGACGTGGTCGTGCAGCGCCTTGTTCGTGAGTGGGCCCGTGATCTCGTAGCCCTTGGGCATCACGTCGTTGATCAGGAACTGTCCGACCGTCGTCGCCATGGCCAAAGGTTACGCGCTCGCCGACGCGGCGCCTACTGCTGTTGCTGCGACGCGGCCTGCCCCGCGCCGAACATCCGCCCCGCGCCGTACGCCGCCGCGCCGCCGGCCGCCGCCGCGCCGAGCGCCTTGCCCGCCGCCGGCACGCCGCCCGCACGCTGGAACCCCTTGGCGCCGGCCGCGATACCCTTGCCGAGGTTTTGCATCATGCTGCCGCCGCCGTGCTGGTACGCCTTGGTGCCCGCGCCGAGCGCGCGCGTCGCCGCCCCGCCGAGCGTCGACAGGACGCCGCTGAGCTTGTCCAGGCCGTACCGGGCCAACACCTTCTGCGCGCCGCGCGCCCGCGCGGCGTCGAGCGCCTCCTTCGTGATCATCAGACTCCTCCGTACGTGATGTTGCGGCTCAGGCCGTTGCGGTCGCCCGGTTCGTTCGGCATGCCCATTGGCGCGCCCCACAGCGAGTCACCCGTGCGCTTCGGCGCGACCGGCTCGTCGCCGTAGCCGAAGTTGCTCTGGGCGAAGAGCTTCGCCAGCGCCTCGATCGGTTCGCCCGACTCGTCGAGCAGGGCGTACTTGGCGGCGACCTTGCGGATCGCGCGCGACCGGGCCTCGCTCGCGAGCTTCTGCTTGGCGGCGTCGCCGAAGCTCTTCGTTACGCCGTAAAAGCCCGGCTCCTTGTCGAAGTGGAAGCCGCGCTGGCGCTTCTTGAGGCGCGTCGTGACGCCGCGCGCGATGTTCTTGAGGTCAGGCATCAGCACTCACTCCGAAGGTAGCGGCGCATGTCGTCGGCGTGCTGCTGGTCCACCAGCGCGCCCTCCTGCGCGAGCGCGTTGAGGGGCACGTCGTCGGCCGTCGCGCGGAACAGCTCCGACCACTTGGCGACGACCTCCAGCTCCATGGAGAGCAGCGACTCGAAGACGGCGCGCGGGTCGTTCAGGCCCACGAGCGCCGTCGGAGCCGGGTCGGCGTGCGCGTCGGCCCCGAGCGCGGTGATCTTCTTGTTCAGCTCGTAGATGAACTCGCGCTCTTCTTTGATGTGCTCCTGGAAGTGCTGGTAGATGCCGTCGCGGCAGAAGGCCCGCAGCTGGTCGCCGTAGTGGATGTAGGCGAGCAGCAGCGCGTACTTCTTCGACAGGATGGCCTGGAGGCACGGCACGTGCGCGCCGGCCGCCGGGGCGGCGTCGGGGGTCTTGGGCTCTGCGTGGCCGAGCAGGTCATCCAAGAAGTCGAACATCAGGGTCCTCGTCCTCGTCGCCTTCGCCCGTCAGCAGCTCCGGCGGGAAGTAGGATAGCGCCTCGTCGGGCTCGACGGGATAGAACGGCGCCGGCAGCTCCGCGCCCATGCCGTACCCGTCGGCCAGCTCCTCGTCCTCGGCGCGCTTCTCGTTCTCGATCTCGATGGCGTCCGAGAGCTTCAGCTCGCCGCGCCGGTACGCCGCGAGCGCGTCCTCGCGCGTCTTGAACTTGCGCACCGGCCCCGTCGGCGTCGTGTGCTTCGCCGCGAGCGTGAACGCGATGATCGCCTCGTGCTGCGGGAAGACCATCAGGCGGTTTCGCTGCTGGTCGCTCAGCAGCATGTTGCTGAGCGTCATCTGCTTGGCGTCCGCGACGGCCTCGGCGCCGATCGGGAAGTGCACCTGCAAGGTGTCGCCGTCGTAGTCCAAGTTCATGCCCTTCTCGGTGAACGAGGACACGCGAATCGTCTTGCCCGGCACCGGCTTCGCGTACGCCGCGACGATCGAGCCTCGGTGCAGCGTCGGCGCGCGGTTGATGATCGCCGGGCGCTCGCGCGTCTCGGCGAGCAGCGCGTCGCGCGCCGCCGGGGCCTTCGCGTTGACCAGCTCGCGCGCCTGGAGCGCCGGGTAGCCGGTGCGGATCAACCGCGCGACGACCAGCTTGTCGAGCGACTGCCAGAGCATCGGCTCGGGGATGCCGACCTCGTCCATCCCGAGGTTGGAGTCCGGCACGGCGGTGCCGCGCCCCGACACGTCCTGCGTGCGGCGCATCAGCTTGCGCTGGAAGAAGCCGCCCTTCGGCGTGCCGACGCCCGCCACCGAGGCGAGCAGGCCCTTGACCTTCTGCTGCTGGAGCTTCGGGTCGCGCGGCAGCGTCGTGCCGTACAGCTCCTCGACCTTCTCGTAGAGGTCCTGGCGGTGCTTGCCCAAGTCCGACTCCACGGCCGTCGTCTTCAGCGTCTTGTTGGAGTCGAAGAGCTGGCCGTACAGCTTGTTGGCGTCGGCGACCATCAGCTGCGACGGGTCGCGCACGCCCGGCTGGATCGGGCGAAACACCGGCGGGATCACCGGCACCTTGCTGATCACGTACGCGTCGGCGGGGCTGAGCTTGTGCGCCTGGAGCGCCTCCAGGTACTTGATCTGCTTCACCACGTCGTTGAGCGCGGGGCCCTTGGCGTTCTTCAGCTGCTCGCGCAGCTCGCGCAGCTTGCGCGGCACGTCGATCTTCGCCAGCTCGGACCGGAACCACGCGCCGCCGTTGGCGCGCAGCGCCTCCTTGAACTTCGGCTCGGTCATCCCGAGCAGCCGGCGCACCGGCTCCTCGAAGACCGGGTTCGGCACCGGCTCGTGCAAGTCGATGTGCGCGAAGAGCGTGCCCTGCGTGCCGCCGGTCTTGCGCGGGTCGAACAGGCCGCCGGTCTCCGGCTTGAGGTCCTTCGCGCGCACCGTCGCGCCGTGCTCGATCGCGCCCGCGCTGCGCGCGAGCACGTCCTTGTCGGTCATCGGCAGCAGCGCGAACTTCGAGCCGCGCTTGTCGACCTTGACCCCGGACCCTTCGAGCAGCCCGAGGAACTTGTTGAACGCGAACGACGGCTTCGGCGCCGGCAGCGGCAGGCCCGTCTGCACGGCCTTCCAGTACTCGTCGTTCTTCTGGCCGCGCACCGTCGCCGCCTCGCGCAGGAAGTTGCGCGCGTTGTGCGCGAGCAGCGCGTCGAACTCCATCTTGCCGAGGCCCTTGGCGCTCTCGTCGCCGCCGGTCTTCAGGGGCTGCTCGTTGAGGTCGTACGGACCGACGCCGTGCCCGGCGAAGTTGGTGTCCGTGCTCTTGAACAGCTTGTAGATGTACTGCTTGCCGACGAGCACGCCCTTGCCGTCCGCGCCGACGACCTTGCGCTGGAGCACCGGGTCGTAGAGCTCCTCCTTGTCCTTGACGCCGTGCTCGCGCATCAGGTTGCGCGCCCACTTTACGGCGTTATGCCCCGCCGCGTTGTCGTAGACGATCGGCTTGCCGGTCTTGTCCGCCACCTTCGCGACGGCCGTCTCGATGACCTGCGCGGGGTTGATGCGCGACACGACGCCGGCCGACGTGAGCAGCAGGTCGAGCGGGTGGCCCTGCTCGTCGCGCAGCATCTCGTGGTCGGGCACGATCTTGGCGACGACGCCCTTGTTGCCGTAGCGGCCCGCGAGCTTGTCGCCGACCTGCATGGCCTCGCGCGTCTTCACGAGGATCGTGATCTGGCCGCTCGCCCGCACCACGTCGACGACCTCGCCGGGCACGCCGTGGTCCCAGACCAGCGCGACGTCCTTGAACGGCTTGATCAGCGACTTGCCGAGGCGCCCGAGCATCGCGTCGGTGCCCGTGACGGCCTGCTTCATCAGGCCGGCCACGAGCACGTCCTTCGGGTCGACCTTCGCGCCCTTCTTGACCACGCCGCTCTCGTCGAGCTTGCTGTACATCGACGCGGGGTACTTCGCGCCGTAGTAGAGCTGGTGCTTCGCGCGGTTCAGCTCGATCCCCGTGCCGAGCGGAAAGACCTCGCGGTACATGTGCTCGCTGGTCAGCTTCTGCGCCGCCGCCGCCGAGATCACCACGGCGTCGTTCGAGTTGTACCCGTAGTACGGCAGGTAGCCGACGCGCAGGTTCTTGCCCAGCGCGAGCACGCCGTCGCGCGTGTAGTTCGACTCCGCGAGGCGCTGGCCCTCCTCGACCTTGTCGCCCGGCTTCACGTCGACGGCGTGGTCGAGGAACGTCTTCGACGGGAACGGGAACTTCTTGTAGTAGGGCACCTTGACCAGCGCTGCGTCGCCGGCCGCGCCCCGCTTCTCGGCGTGCGGCTTGATGTACACGAACTGGTCGTCGACCTTCGCGACGGTGCCCGCCACGGGCGCGGTCGGCACGATCATGTGCCCGTAGATCGCCTCGAACGAGTGGCCGTCCGGGTGGTGCGACATGACCTGCACGAGCGGCGCCTCGCGCTCGACGAGCGGGAGCGCCTGCGTCCCCATCTTCGAGCCCATGATCGCGCGGTTGCCCTGGATCGAGTGGATCATCGGGATCAGCGACGTCGCGGGCGAGTACAGGTGCTTGACGTGTCCGAGCTGGTGCGTGACGCGCGACGCCGGGACGCGCGTCTGGTGTCCGTCGACGAACGCGTCGACCGTGCCCGTCAGCTCCTGGTGCGGAAACGCGACGACGTACTTGTGCAGGTCGCCCGCGCGGACGAAGTCGTCCTTCCCCGTCTTCACGTTGCGCAGCACCGTGTAGAGGTTGCCCTTGTCGTCGCGGTGCGCCGCGATCGTCGCGCGGATGTCGACGCCGGAGTGGTTCGACTCCGGCGTGCGGATCGGGTCGAGCGCGCCGAAGTGCGTGTTGTGGATCATGCGCGCGTCCAGCGGGATCGCGCGGTCCGACGGGATGCCGCCCTCGCCGAGGCTCGTCACCTTCACGGCGTGGTCGATGATCTCCATCGGGTTGATGCCCGTCGGCACGCTGGAGAGCGACGAGGTCGTGAGGAACTTGCGGATCGAGTCCGAGAACGGCGCCGGCTTGAGCGCCTCGCGGATCGAGCTCTTGCCCGTCAGCGCCATCTTCGCCTTGGGCGCCCACTGGCGCGCGGTCAGGCGAACGCGCTCCGCGACGAAGTCGTCCAGGGCGTGGAACGTCTTGAACTTCAGCGAGTCGGTGTCGTCGACCGGTGTCTTGCCCGCGTGCACGTCGAGCATCTTCTTCGCGGCGACGAGCAGCGCGTCCGGCGTCACCTTCGTGTGTGCGGCGCCGAGCGTCACGCTCGTCACCTCGGGGTCGAGCGTCGACTGGTCGTAGCGCTTGCGGATCGCCTCGACCTTCGCCTCGTGCGGCGCGTTCGCGTCCATCACCGCTGGGTGCTCCAGCTTGGCGTAGAGCTTCCCGATCGCCGTCGCGGTCTGGTGGCCGTGCTCCTCCTCGTTGGCGCGCGCGACGCCCTCGCCGAGGTGTTTGGCGATTTGCGCGTGCTCGACGCCCAGTCCGCGCAATACGGCGTAAAGGGGCAGGTTCGACGTGCCGTACTGGAGGTGGAACGTGCCCTTGTCGGGGTTGAACGCGAGGTCGAAGTTCTTGCCGCGTCCGAGGTTGAACACCGTCTTGAGCTCGCCGTTTTCGGCGCGCTGGGTGTAGACGCCGGGCTTGCGTCGCAGTTGGTTCGCGACCTGATACTCGTTGCCGTCCGCGATGACGGTGTGCCGCGCCGTCAGGAACGGCACGTGAGCGAGCGTGAAGTTCTTGGCTTCGTCGACGACCTTGCCGTGCGCGTCCTTGAGCACGAGCGTGCCCTTGACCGGCTCGTAGAGCGACGAGCCTTTGGTGATCGCCGCGTACTCCTCCGCCGGACCGAAGTCCTGCGCGTGCACGCGCACGTCCTTGACCTCCAGCGTTCGCCCCTTGAGGTCGAGCGGGAACGCCGCCGTCAGGGCCTGGGTCGTCTTGTCGTGCAGCTTCTGGCGCAGCGTGGTGGCGCTGGTCAGCACGGGCGTCAGCTCGTTCATCGCAAGCGAAGTCTAGCGGCTGTACGCGGTAAAAGCCCATGGTGGGCCCTTCTGCCCGCCGAAGGAGATTCGCATGCTCATCCGATCGGTCTTCCGGTTCGTCATCTTCGTCGTGGGTCGGCGCTGATGTTCGCGTTCAAGTGCCACCGCACCTACATCAACGACTGCCGCTGGGCGCGCCAGCTCTGCGCGGTCGACGAGGTCGAGGCGTACGAGCTGCTGAGACGCTCGCCGTACGTCAAGCGCGACGACCCCGACACGCAGGGCACGATGCTCAACAAGGGCTTCTGCCTCGTCGAGGTCCGCGACGGCTGCGCGATCCTGGTCTACAACCACGACGGCAGGTACTACCTGTACACGGCGCCGGCCGCCGAGGCCCTCGCCGCGCTCAACCTTCCACCGCTCGACGCAGAAAGCACCCCCGCGCATGGCACGTGACGTCTTCGTAGTGATCCGCCTCTCCGTGACCGACGACGACGACCTCGACGACGACGCGCTCGTCGAGGCGGTCGAGGACGGCATCGACCAGGGCGAGATCACCGTCGACGGCCTGGACGTCGGCGAGACCGAGGTCGTCGGCGTCTACGCCGAAGAGCCCAAGCCGCAGTGACGACCCGCGCGCCTCGGGGCGTGCCGCGCTACAGACGCGGCACGCCTCGGGGCCGGGCGCGCGCTTCGTTTTGCGGCTCCTCGGGCTCTTCCCACGCGATCGTGACGTAGATCTCGCCACGGTCGTTCGAGAACTCGCGCGCGCCGAGCTTCCACGGCCCGGCGTTGCCCGCGTTGCGGATGCGGTTCATCAGCGCCACGTACTCGTCGTGGCGCGTGTGCGGGCAGACGTAGTCGCCGGCATCGGGCAGCAGCTCGGGCTGCTCCTTGATCGCGTCCTTGCAGCGGTTGCAGCCGCCCCACGGCCGGAACACCGAGTAGGTCTCGTGGAAGACCTTGAGCCGGCGCGGGCGCTCCTCGGCGGGCTCGGCGAAGCCCGTGCGCGGGCCGCGCTGCGCCTCCTCGCGGTCCGACCGCTGGCGGTCCATCCAGTCTTCCATCTCAGACCTGCGCCTTCATCGAAGCCATCTGATCCTGCTGCATCTGTTCTAGCAGCTCTTTCGTGACGCAGTACATGATGAAGTCCTCGCCCTTGAGCGAGTCGAGGCGCGAGCGCTTCGTGCCCGCGTCGTACTGCGCCATCTCCTGCGCGATCGGCTGCGCCTTGGCGATGATGGCCTGCTGGTCGTACGCGAGGCCGCCCTGCGCCTGGAGCGCCTGCTGCTGCGACTGCGTCGAAAGCGACTGCTGGAGCTTCTGGAGCGCGACCTGCGTCTCCTGCTCGGCGCGGGCGTCGGCGAGCGCGTCCTCGCGGCGCTGCTTGCGCTCGTGGTCGAGGTCGATGTCGAGCATCTCGGCCATCGTCGTGTTCGAGAGCAGCTGGCTCTGCCACAGCTGGATCTTGAGCTGCTTGTTCTCGACGTCGTCGATCATCTTGAAGTCGGCGAGGCGCATCTTGATCGACGCCCAGCCCATGAACAGCGCGACCTTGCGCTCGACCCACTGGACGAGCGCGTTGAGGTTCTCGATGTGCGTCTGGAGCTGGTTCTCGATCATGCGCAGCGTGATCTCGCCGCGCGTCTGCCCGAGGCCGCCCGCGAGGAACTCCATCGGCACGCCGAGCGAGAGCACGATCGACTTCTCGGCCTCCTGGAGCTCGCCGAGCGTGAGCAGCGCGCGGCCCTCGCCGCCGACGTTCTGCACGCCCACCGGCACCGGCGAGAACTGGATGCGCAGCGGGTCCCGGCGGAAGAGCCGCCAGTTGCGCTCCATCTCCGTCTTCCAGCGGTCGAGCGGGATGGTCGTGATCGGGTCGCCCTGCCCGCTGGCCGCGAGCGGGTGGATGATCCTGAACGGCGTAATGTGCTCCAGCGCAATCGCTTCGTTTGCGCGGCGGAGCACCGCCGTGAAGAGAAAGTTCTTGATCGCGCTCGTGATCGGCGGGAAGCCCCACTGCGCCTGCACGCCGGCCGGCCCCGGCATCTTCAGGTGGTAGAGCGCGCCGTCCGCGAACCGGAAGGTCTTGCGCTCCTGCATCGCGCGCAAGATCTCCATCGGCATGTGGTTGATGAACGTCTTGTTGCCGGCCCGCACCTTCGACACGTCGTCGCGCGGGATCTGGTAGTAGTAGACGCTCTCGCCCGTGACGCGGTTGTGCTCGATGTCGATCAGCTTCGGGTCCCAGCGGATCAGCGTGATCTTCGTCGCGTCTTCGAGCTTGTAGTCCTCGACCGTCGAGAGCACCGCCTTGCGCTTGCACTGCTTGCAGTCGTGGGTGAACTGGAGCTTCGGCAGGTTGAACTTGTAGTTCGCCGCGCCGACGTCCTCCTTCGTGCCGCAGTTCGGGCAGACCAGCTCGCGCTTGATCGGCTCGTACACCGAGACGAACGCGTTGCCGTAGAGCCACACGTCGTAGCTCACCAGCGTCAGGAAGCCCTTGAGGCGGAGGTCCTCCTCGAAGAGCTTCTTGTGCCGCGCCTTCTCCTCCTCCGAGTTCGACTCGTAGATGAAGCGGGTGATCGGGTACTCGCCGAACTTCCGCACGACGCCGTAGACGTGCGCCGAGTGGAAGCCGAGGTACTCTGCCCACTTGAACAGGTCCTTCAGCTTCCGGGGCACGAACCCGGTCAGGTAGTCAAACATCGGGTTCGGGTGCGACGCCGCGTGCCGTCCGCCGAAGCCCAGCAGCGTGTCGTCGAAACCCATTCCACCGTCGATGGTCATCGCTTCTCCAACCGAAAGGAGTAACACATGCTCGTAGCGGGCACCTTACTCAGAAAGTCTATCCCCGTGTTTCGCGTGCCGGCGCCCGAGCAATCGTTCCTCGCGCGAGCGTGGGGCGGCGTGCATTCCGACGGCGCGTGGCTCTTCCCCGCCTACTTCCCGTTCGCCAAGTGGGTGTTCGAGGACCTGCGGAAGCTCGCGCCCCAGGCGGCGTGGGACGACGCCGCCCGCGACCACCTCGCCGCCGTCCGCGCCGCCGACAAGGCGTGGGACGCCGCCGCCGCCGCGTGGGAGCGCCGCGAGCCGGCGCCCCTGCCGGTCGACGACGACTTCTTCACCCCCGGCTTTACGCCGTACACCCACCAACGCCTCGGCATCGCGCGGCTCGTCCACTGGTGGCGCTCGTTCCTCGACTGGGACATGGGCACCGGCAAGACCCGCACCGCGATCGACGCGTTCCGCGTGCTCCGCCGCCAGGGGGAGTTCCGGCGCGCGCTCGTCCTCGGCCCGCCCGTCGTGCTGGAGTCCTGGGCCCGCGAGGTCGCGCGCTGCTCGCGCGGCGCGTGGAAGGCCGTCATCTGGGACGGCACGCCCGAGGCCGAGGCGGCGGCCCAGACCGCCGACGTCGTCCTGGCGTCGTACACCCGCGTCCGCATGGAGCGCGAGGCGGCGCACGACGCCGCCCGCGAGCTGGCGATCACCCCCGCGCAGCGCGAGCGCTACAAGCTCGCGCCGCTCACCGAGGCCGACGTCGCGCGGCTCACGCGCGCCGCGTCCCACCCCCTCCACGCGCTCGACTACGACACCATCGTCGCGGACGAGAGCCACTACCTCGGCAACTGGGCCTCGGGCCAGACCCAGGCCGCGATCGAGCTGTCCGCCAAGGCCGTGCGCCGCTACTGCCTCAGCGGCACGCCCGGCGACGACCCCCGCAAGCTCTACGGCCAGCTCTACTTCCTCTCCCCGGCGCTCGTGCCGCTCCCGTACCACAAGTTCGAGGAGCACCACGTCGTCTACTCGCCCAAGAACAAGCACGTCGTCGTCGGCTTCCGCTTCCTCAACGAGCTCAACGAGCGCTTCCGCAGCGTCGCGCTGCGCATGAAGAAGTCCGACTGCCTCGACCTGCCGCCGGTCACGACCGTCGACCTGCACTTCGACCTCGGCGTCGCGCAGCGCGCCCGCTACAACGAGCTCGTCATGGAGATGGCGATGTCCGTGACGCCGGAGCTGCTCTACGCCGAACCGGCGCGCGTCACCGAGGAGTTCGCGGCGCAGCGCCAGTCGGTGCGGCTGCCGCACGGCGCGACGCGCGTCAACAAGATGCTCCAGGTCTTGTCCGGTTTCGTGATCCAGGGCGCGGACTACTCGATCTGCGACGCGTGCCCCCGCATGGAGGCGTGCGTCGCGGCCAAGATCCGTCCCTACACCAAGAAGTGCGAGGTCGTGCAGGCGGCGCCCGAGCGGCGCGTCCTGCGCGACATCGAGAACCCGAAGCTCGACCTGTACAAGGATCAGCTCGCGCTGATCCTCGACACCGACGAGACCAACAAGGTGATCGTCTGGGCGAACCTCACCGAGGAGCTCGACGACCTGGAGGCCGCGACCAAGGCCCTCGGCGTCGGCTACGTGCGCGTCGACGGCGCGACGCTTGCGCGCCAGAAGCGCATCGACAAGTTCCAGGACGACGCCAAGTGCCGCGTCTACATCGGGCAGGTCAGCACCGGCATCGGCATCACGCTCACGGCGGCGAACTACACGCTCTTCTACTCGCTGCCGTGGGACCCGCTCCAGTACCGGCAGGCGATGGACCGGAACAACCGGCCGGGGCAGCGCCGCGCCATGACGGTCTACCGCCTGCTCACCTCCGACGCGTCGTGGGGCCTGGACCGCTACGTCGCGCAGGTCCTGCTCTTCAAGGAGGGGATCACGCTCACGCTGACCGACCTGATCGCGTGCGCCGGCTGCGACCGGCAAACGACCTGCGCGCGCGACGAGATCCTCCCCTTCCGGGCCAAGTGCAAGTACGCTGCGAACGTCGCGCGCCCCGTCGCCGACGTGGAGGTCATCGAGTAACATGCGCATGGAACTGGAACACGGCGACGTCGTCAAGGCCCTCGCCGTCTACATGAAGACCAAGGGCTTCGTCGTCGCGCCGGAGCCCGAGAACTTCGTGTTCAAGAACGAGAGCAGCGAGCCCGGCAAGATTGAGCTGCTCGTCCTCGTCAAGAACATGGACACGGCGCCGCCCGAACCGGC